CTCGACAGACGGAGGAGCATGGTCGGTCAATGGGGATGATGTGAAGGCCATCCTGGCCGATACCCCCAACGTCTCGATTGACTCTAGTGGATGCTGGTATGGGGATGGCGACAGGCTCCCTGGGCAGGTGGATTTCGGCATCAATGCCCTTGTGATTGACGAGGAGAAGATCGAACAGGCGAAGGCTGTCCTTGCAAAAACCGAGGCAGAGCGTGATATGATTGTCAAGGATTGCCTTGAGGATTGGGAGGAGGACTATGGCGAGAAACCCACACAAGCGGATGAGGACGAGCTGTTTGAGGATAACTCGACAAGTGTGGATTGGGCCTACGAGCGATTAGAGGAGGCCGAGAAGGGCGAATGGGAGTATGCAGGGTATGAGGGAGGCCCACAGGGCTACAACTCGTCAGAACATTGCCTAGTCACTAGGGAGGCCGAGATGACAGAAGCCCTTGAGATATGCGATACCATTGCAGATGCCATTAGACAGGCAACCAAGAAGATATACAATTGGCAGATGGAGTGCCGACCATGTGATGCCGACTCATCCTGGGAGAAGGTGGCTTAGATGACAAAGGTGACAGATGGTATGCGTTTTGACGTGACAACGACTCTCAGGAGGCTTGAGAATGCATTCCATGATGCAATGGGGTTGCAGAAATTGGGCCTGATCTCTAGTGACGAGATGCACACGATTAACGACAAGATAGCCGAGTGCGAGAGGATAATCAAGGATGCCTTTGAGGAGGTGGATGCATGAGCGTTGCCGAGAAGAAACACTCATTGTCAGGGTTGGCAGAAATGCACAAGGAGGCCACAGAGGCCAAGATCAGTGCCGTCTGTCGCATCCTGGACGTGCCATTCATGGACGACAGTAGCATCAATGACCCTCGGGCCAAGACTCGCTATGCCTTCGCTATCGCTCACACCATGAGCCTGATGGTCGATGCTATGGACGATGATGCCCTTGAGTGCTTTTTGTCCGCCTGGAACGAGGCTATGGATGATTCAGACAGATGGCAGAGGCACATACCCGAGGAGGCGAGAGCATGAGGCTAACGAATGAAGTCAAGGAGTGGATGCACATCGCTCTCTATCTTGGCACAGACAACATGAATCGCTTTGATGTGTGTTGGGATTGGATTCAGGACGAGGGAGTCGTCAAGAGTCTGATCGAGGAGCATGGTGAGGAAGAGGCGTTTGACAAGGCCGAAGCAAAGATTGACAGATGCATGGATGAGATATGCAGGAGGCTTGGAGTATGAGTGACTACCATGAGGTTCAGGCCAATGGCCTGGGAGTGGATTCGACTTGTATGCTCGCCATGCATCTGGACCGTGAGGCCACAGCTAGCATCCTCGTGATGCTTGGCCTGTTCGAGACCTTCGAGTCAGCGATGGCGGCATTGAATCGCTACCTGCCCGACTTTGAGGCATCGGTGTTCTCTGATCCTGGCAATGAGCATACTCACACCTACGAGAATCTGGAATACACACTTGAGAAGTGTGCCGAGGCGGGGCATGAGTTTGTGGTGGTTCGCAACGAGGACTTGGGGCCGATATTCGATGAACACATCAAGACGGGTTCCATCCCATTCTTCAACGGTGGGAAGCACGTCTGTTCAATGAAGTGGAAGGTGCAACCACAACAGGCATGGGCCGAGGAGAGGTTCGGTGACGAGCCTGTCGCATGGTCGGTAGGGTATGCCGCAGATGAGGAGGCGAGATGCACCAAATTCAAGGCTAAGGACATTGAGAATGGTGACAACATCACTCGTCTGCCCATGAAGGACTTGGGGATCACTAGGGAGATGGAGGAGGCTATCCTGGAACAGTTAGGATGGTTCCCCGCAGGGAAGCCTGTGCGTCAGTCTGCTTGCGTGTTCTGCCCTTACACCACCGAGCCAGAGCTGAGGATGATGATTGAGGAATACCCTGATCAATTCATGCTCTTGGTGGACATGGAGGAGAAGTTTGCGAATGTTTCAACAACCAAGTTTGAGGCATGGAATGACGCAGGGAATCCTCTGAACGGACGATGCCACAACATCTTGGAGAATGGTAAGGAGTGCCTATCCAAGCCCATTCATGGCGAGGATTTGTGTCCAGGATGCGGTTGTGACTACGACAATGCTCACCTTCTGCCCACGTTCAACAAGAAGTGCTTGGAGACCAATCCAAAGGGCTACGGCAAGAACATCAGACGCGCCCCTCCTGGGATGTGGGCTGCTAACTATTGGTCGGGCGAGGGATGCAGAGAGGGTTTTCAGAGGCTCATCCAGAGGGAGATGCCTGGTAAGAAGAAAGACAAGAAAGACCCCGACTATGATGAGACTAATCCCAAAGGCATGGCAAGCATTCCCGAGTGGTATGACTACATCACCCAGGAGGGGGCGTGATCATGGGTTGGGAAGTGATGAGGAAAGTCGTCCATGCCGGAACGGAGAATGAGGTTGTGAAATTCTGCTTCTTCTGCAACACATCAGACATGGCCTTCGGGCCTGTGTTCTATCTGGATTGCACCGAGGATGAGTTTTACACAGCTTGGAGAGAGGTGAATCCAAAAATTGAGCCGAGGGATGCAAGAGGAACACATCTCCTGGGAGAAGCCATCGAGAAGATGCAGAAACACTTTGGGATGGTGATGTAGTATGAGCGACCTACTGTTCACACTCTATGAGGCCGATGCAGATCACTTGGCAATCGCATGGGGGCCAATGTCCCTAGTCGCCGCCATAGATCAAGCCATCGAGCTCGTGGGCGAATGTTCTGAGTATGATGTGGACATCAACGCAGAGAATGCCATCAGACAGGATTGGTTCGCCTTTGAGATTGGAATGCATTGCCAAGATAAGGATGAGGTGGATGATAGCAAGATAATGGCTTGGCTATGCGAGTGGCTCACACACAGAAGGAATCAGGCATTCACGAATGCTGATGGGTCGCCTTTCACGATGGATAATCCGGCTTACAGATACTTCTACACAGAGGAGGCGAAGGCGTGAGTATAAATACCCCGACCCCCTCTGCTCAAATGGTGATACAGATGAAGACAGACAACATGAGAGAAGGAAAACAGGCCAAGCCCAATGAGGCATACAGATGCAAGTGCAAGTCCAGGAAGGGGCGCAAGATGTGTCGCTTTGAGGGCGACCCCAAGAGGGTCGGAGCGAGCTCACAGAAGGCTCCGTTTAGCAGAGGAGAGTATGGTTTCTGGTGTCAGTCATGTGGCAAGGTGGGGTTGAAGAGGAGAGAGATTGATCGAGAGATGAGGACGACCAGGATGCAGAAGTCAATCGTCCTGGTGGATATGTTCGCAGATGATCCAGACGCATACGAGTGGCTTCGGTTCACCTATGACCTTAGAGGAGCCACTTACAGAGAGGAGGGATTGGAATGAGTGACGTTCCACCAATCTATACTCATCAGGGAGCCATCATCACTCGTGAGATGCTTGCTTCCGCCAGGAAGGAGTTAGACGGCTATCTCGACTCCATGTCTGACGGCTACACGGCGAGTGACTTCCTGGATCTCGATGAAGAGGATATTGACGACTCCTTGCAATCAGCAGCTCTCGCTAATGATGCCTGGGAGATTGTGAGGAGATGCCTCAAAGTTATTGATGAGGTCGGAAGAGAGGTGAAGGCATGAGCGAGAGGATTCACATCTCCCCTAACGGGGATTGGTGGCTTGGGAATAGCCCGCTATCCCTTCCGGTATCGGACGAGTTGATCGAGGCTCTAGGCACGGCTTCTGATGCCAGGATTCAGCAGCTCCATGACGATGCGAACCACATGGTTGCAGAGAGGAACGTGAAGGTCTGGATTGATGCCGTGATGGAGGATGAGATCAACAGTCGCAGAGTATCTGCACCGACCCATGATGACAAGATGTCGATGCTACGGTCAGAGCTGAATCTGCCTGTTGGCAATTGGTATCTGCCCCAGGACTATGACCCTGGGCGGACATCATGCCATGACTTTCAATCTGAGGTGGAGAAGGCATACAAGACAGATGCACACTTGGCCGGAGGACAGGGGAGTCACTTCTGCTTGATATGGGTGAAGCCTCCCGAGGACTACATCTATCCCTCTGGATCAGAGGATTGGGATGAAGTGTGCTTTGAAATCTCACCAGGATATGATGAGCCTAGCGAGGTCAATGAGTGGAAAGGCGAATGGTATCTTGAGATTTACCCGCAGAATGATTATCCTGAGTGAGAGTGTTCATACCCAAATCAGAGTGTGAGTAATCTCTATGATGATCGTTCAATCGAGATTTGAGGAGGGCGTGACTGAGCGCGAGCTGCATGATGCCGTGCCTCATACTCAGTCCTGGTCGCCCGAGCAGATGTGCATCCTCAATGACTTCGCTCATTGGCTGGATATGTGGAGGAGGGACTTCGCACCAACGGGGCCGAGGATGGTGATCGAAGCAGTAGCAGGGAGTGGTAAGACGACTGTTCTCAAGGCCATGCTAGTCATTGTCAGGAGGCTATGTCCTTCATCTCCTACGATAGCCTCAGCCTTCAACAAACACATAGCCAAGTCCATGAGGGAGGCGTTGATTGAGGAACGGAGGAATGGCCTGTCAGGGGCTACGCTCCTGGGGCGTTCCAATACTGTGAATGCAGGAGGCTATGACTTACTGAGGACGGAGTGCCACAAGAGAGGATTGAGCATGGGTGTCGAGCTAGGTGTCCCGAAGTATCGAGTCCTGTGCCGACAAGTATGGGCAGACTTCCTGGGCAATCTAGGGAGGCAGTTGGAGTATGAGGGAGGACGTGATTGGCGCATCCTCATGGTGATCGCAGATGAGTTAGAAGTCCCTCCATCTCCCAGGCAATTGTGGTTCAGAGTAGCAAGGGACTTGGAGTCACTTGTATCTGTCCTGCAGGATTGCGGATTCAATCCAAGTGAGGACATCAAAGAGGATAGGAGGAGGATTGAGGCCATCATAGAGGCGAACATGGATTCGAGGAGTCTCGAAGGCTCATCGCTATGGGCATTCCCCTATCCTCCTAATGCCCTGGACATGGCCCGTGATGTTCTCATCATAGGCAGGGACAGAGCCTTCGACCCCTCAGAGATAACGCCGAAGGACATGGACAATGCAGTAGTCCCTCGGCCATCCTTCCACAAGGGAACGGGATTCATGCAAGACGCAAGATACGATACAGGGCTTTACCCATTGAGGAGGCTCGGATCAGACAGAGAACATTGGGCGAATAAGTCACAATTGTTATGGCCCACCAGGAAAGAAGGCAGCTCGTTCAATCTAGGCAAGGGGCAGACAAGGCCACCGAGCAATGATACCTGTGTCATGTCATTCTCTGATCAGATATGGTTGCCATCTGCACTAGGTCTGAGCCTCGATAAATATCAGATTGCATTCATAGATGAGATTCAAGATTTGTCAGTCACTAAAGGCGACCTTATCCGTAGCCTCCTGGTTGATGATGGGTCAGAAACAGTAGTGCTAGTGGGTGACATTCGGCAGGGCATCATGGGATGGGCAGGAGCTGATAGAGAGGCGGTCAAGGAGAATGCCCTTGCATCTATGTGCATAGCATACCCGATGACATACTCATGGCGTGGTTCCTATGCCGTTGCAGAGAGTGCGAGGAGGATAACCTACGAGGCGACAAGGATGGCACAGGAGGCGTGGCCTGGATATGATTTCCCGCCCTTCCAGGATCATCAGGCTCCTCGCTCCGCATCCAATTGGCCCGAAGGCGAAGATGAGATCACAATCTCAGAGAGTGATTTGGCTTCGAGAGTGGCAGAGGTGCGAGCAGATAACCCCGATGCGACTCAAGCCATCGTATCACGATTGAATGGCCCATTGGGAATGGTGGCTATCGAATTGGTGAAGCAAGGCATTCCCATCTCCACACCAGATTCTACAGAGATACTAGACTCCATCAAATGGGTGTTGAAGAATGAATACAAGTCTCCTAAAAACAAGCATGAGAAGAAGGGGATTTCATTTGGAAATCCTAGCGGAGCCATTCCATCATCATTCGCATCTCGTTTTAGAATGTTGAAACTATGGTGCCAGGAGCAAGCAATCGAGAGAGCAGGAGGAGATAAGAAGGTTGCAGAGATGGAAGACAGGTTTGTCAAAGAGAAGGATGACATTGACTTAGCCGATTCTCTTGTCGCACTTTATGCGAAGACAAATCCCTCTGAATATTCTATATCTCGTTTCAACAAGTGGGTGAAGAATGAGTTGTTCGGCAGCTCGGATAACCCTGTTCATCTAACATCTGTTCACAGATACAAAGGGGCCGAGGCAGACTACATCTATCTCCTTCGATCACTCACTATGGATGAGGAGTCGAGAAACATATTCCTCCTGGATCACATGATGCACAAATCACCACAAACTGCCCAGGAGGAGGTCTGCATACTATATGTGGCCGCAACCAGGGCGAGGGTGCAGAACATCCAAGTGGTGACAGAGGGAGGGATATGATGACAAAAACATACACACCAACAGAAGAAGACGAAGGAAAGCAAGTGGAATACCTGGAACGAGTGATACTGACAGATGGGACGATGCTCGTAATGCCGATTGCAGATACCATCACTACGATGACTCACCCTCTCACAGCTCGCACGATCACGGGGCCGACATCCATAGTGGCAAAGGTGTTCGCTCGATGGGACTTCATCGTGGGCCATCAGAACATGGCGGATGAGATTACTAGGAACATGATGCAGATTGAAGGAGATGGAGAAGAGTGAATGCTCTTGAGAGTCTAATCTTCTGGTTCCTCTTTTGGGTAGCATTTTATTGGATTTTCGACTAAAAATACGAGGTGATCTAATGGCATCAAGAGCGAGAAGCGTAGCCCATGTAGAGTATGAGATGTTGGAATACATTGGTCGCCGGATATTCCTGGATGATCTCATGTCACAGATGATCCCCGAAGGAGATGCGGTAGCGGCAAAGAGATTCAAGAAGGGTGCGGAGAACATATGCAAGTATCTCCAGAACATGGGGGAGCGAAGGTTGCACAAGCTGCCACAGACCCATCCTGATTACAGGGAGAAGGGGGCATGACCCTCATCCTTATTCTTCCTCATCGTCATCAGTCAGAGTATCACCCCCTCTTGAATTAGATAGTAGAGAACAACGATTGACAGAGCAAGCTGAAAGGAGGAGGCGATTGTTGCCTTGATGGTCGATAGCGCAAAGCCTCTTGCTTTCTGCTTGCGAGCCTTTCGAGCCTCACAAACATCACAGTTTCTCAGTTTCTTCACCCCCCTTTTCTTCTTTGGAGCCGTTGTAATCAACTTCTGATAATCGGCTAGAGCCATCTTTCTCCGACAATAGGAGCATACCCTATACGAGTAGGTTATGCCACCGCATCTCAAGCAATCATATCGTGTCTTCATCATAGTTATCACCTTGTCTTCTTCTATGGAGTGCATTAACGAGATTTGTTGGTTCGATTCTCAAACTTCAAGACTCGAACGGCTAAAGTCCACGATGGCACTTGTAATACAAATTGATTGGAAGTTTATATGTGAATGGGAATTTAGTGAGTAAGGAGGAGATAGAAAATGAAGATGAGTGTGTGTAAGAAGTGCGGTGACTCGGTTGTCAATCTTGAGGATGCAATCTGGATCGAGTGGCGGTCTGATGATGATTGTGGATGTGAGCATGATGGCGATGAATGATACCTGTTCCCTTTGTGGTAATGAGATCAACGGTATCGGCTTTGCTCATGCAAAGACATTCGTTGAAACTCATGCCAATGGTGTGGGAAAGGTATTGGTTGAGGCTAAGATCAAGTTGCCTGTTGGACAATGTTGTTATAGATTCATCACTAAGGCCGAGCGATGAAGTTGCCGAGTTGGGTTGAATCTGTTTTATCCATCCCAGGAGTATCATTGGTGGAGAGTGTTCATAGCGATTCGCCCACGTCCGAAGAAGAATGAAGTCTATGCCGCTGTTCACTACGACCATTGATTGGATAATTGATTACAACCAGGGAGCTAGATACTATGTATAAGATGTGCAAGCATGAGGGATGCTCGGCCTGGGCTAATCCCACTACTAGGTTATGCTATTATCATCTTACATTTGCAGATGAGGTGATTGAATGCTCGAAGTCCTGATCGGTTCGGCTTGTTTCGCAATCTGCATTTTCATTGCCTTGACTATGTATCAGGCATGGAAGGGAATGATTGAGATGATGAGCGATGCCGGACAATGGCCTTGATGGAGGAATGGAACAATGAGAACAAACCCAAACTTTGACCCTAAGAAGATAAAAGATAAGGATCTGAGAGAGCGATTCAGAAAGCCACCACCAGCCGATGGCTACATGAGAGGCAATGACCTGACCGAGTTAGCAGAAGAAGAAGAGTAATCTGACTGTTAAGCCTGTCAATGTTGAGAATGATTAAAGGCGAACCAGGGGTTTGCTCGAACCATGATAGCACAGGGGCCGAATGGAGAACCTATCTATATACTGCAAGAAGGGGCGAAGAATAGGAGTGGAAGAAACGCCCAGGATAACAACATACTCGCCGCAAGAGCTGTGGCTGAATCTGTCCGTTCCACACTCGGGCCACTTGGTTTTGACAAACTCCTGGTCGGCGGTGGTGGTGAAGTCACTATCACCAATGATGGTGTGACAATCCTAGAGCTGCTTCATGCCGAGCATCCTGCGGCTAAGATCATTATTGAAATCTCCAAGACTCAAGATTCTCTGTGTCATGATGGGACTACTTCTGCCGCCGTAATATCTGGATCTTTGCTTGAACAAGCGAGCGAGTTGATTACCAAGCAAGTCCATCCCGCTATCATTGTGAAGGGCTATCACTTTGCTCTTTCAATTGTCAATGAAACCCTAGATGAAATGGGATGGGAATTGAGTGATGATGAGTTGAAAGATGCGGCTCGCACTTCCATAACTGGAAAGAGTGCCGAGTCTGCAATCGACATCCTATCCGATATATCCGTTAGAGCGATGGATGCAGTTAGGGATAAGGACGGAGTGAACCTAGATAACATCAAGGTATCAACATTCGAGGGTGGCACTTACGATCAGAGCGAATTACTCCCAGGATTGGTTGTGGAGAAAGAGCGAATACATTCAGAGATGCCCGCTAGTTTGACTGATGCGAGAGTCCTCCTCCTCAAGACGGGATTGGAACCAAAGGAAACCAAGATTGAAAGTAAGTTGAATATCAGCGATCCGAAGGTTCTCGAAGCATTCCTTGTGAGAGAAGAAGAAGTCATCCAGGCCATGTGTCATGAGATAGCAAAGAATGGAACCCATGCAGTTTTCTGTCAGAAGGACATTGACCCACTAGCAGCTCATTACTTGGCCCAGGCTAACATACTAGCCGTAAAACGTGTGAAAAACTCAGACATGGAGGCACTACGCCGAATCACGGGTGCAAGATTGGTTAGTGAGTTGAAAGAGTTGAGATCAACAGACTTGGGCGATGCATCTTGGATAACAGAAGAGAAGTTTGGCGAACATATCTGCATATGTGTCACCAACGAGGATGCTACTAGCGTCACGGCTATCCTAAGAGGGGCTACAATGCACACTACTGATGAGTTAGAAAGAGCCTTTGATGATGTAATCGGAGTAGTCGCATTATCTGATTCAAGCCGAATAATGGTTAGTGGCGGAGGATCTGCTTACGCACACCTAGCTAGAGTGCTACGAGAAAGATCACATGAGGCACCAGGACGACAGGCTATGGCAGTTGAGTCCTTTGCCTCTGCTCTCGAATCAATCCCCTGGACATTGGCAGAAAACTCAGGGGCCGATCCTGTCGATACGCTTCTTTCCCTCAAAGGCGCAGATGTTCATGATGGAGTATCAATTGATGGTGAGATCGAGAACATGAAGGATTTGAAAGTCATTGAACCGAGAAAACTAATCAGAACCGCAATATCCAGTGCGGTGGAAGCATCGACTCTAATCTTGCGAATTGACGATGTGATTTCAATGAAACCTGGGGATGGGATGCAACTACCACCTGGGATGGGTTAGGATGCCCACTAAGATATTCGCAGGTAGAACCAAACGCTTGAGAAAGCAAATCATCAAGCATTTGCTAGAAGTCGGTGAGGCCGATACTGCGGATATTTATGAGCATCTGAAAGAGAATACCTATTGGGGAAAATCCATGAATCAAATCTCAAATGTGTTGGCTAAAGATCCTCGCTTCAAGTTAGTCGGTAAAACTCGAAGAGTCATGGGGATGAACAGTTTGCAGATATACAAACTCGCAGATGACTACCTGGACTACGAGGTGACGTGATGCCTCCTCAATACAAAACACATCTCAGACGAATCTGTATCGAACCAGGATGCAATCGAAAGATTCAGTCGAGTGCAAAGAAGGAGATACACCGATGCGGAACGTGTTGCCGTTTGATCAGAAGGGCCAAAAAGGCAGCTCTAAATCAATCAGCATAGAGAGTGTTCAATAACCCTATCTCACAAGACGGGTTTGAGTCGATTATACCCCGTGCGGCGGAGAATGCTGGGCAATAGCAATTGTCGCGGGGGGAGGGGCGGCTCAAGGGTTTCTTTCCCCTTACATTCCCCTCCTCCCAAACAACTTATCAATAGGAACCATCATTCAGAGTCATGCCCATCATATGCTCTAAATGCAGAACAGAAATTAACGCCACCAATACAATGGGTGGCAGGTCAGATCGTAATCCCATGTGTGGTAAGTGCTACTTGAAGTGGAAAGCTCAACAGAGAAGGGAATTAGAACGATTGGTTTAATAACCCCTACCGCCCCTCACTAATCCCCCAAGCGGGGAGTGGTGATACTGATGACGAAGAAAAATATGACAAAAGAATTTGAAGAAGCAAAACTGAATACCGACCCAATGGTAATGTTCTATGCCTTGAAGGCATTTGCAGAGATTGGGATTGATGGCTTTCAAGACGAACATGGGCTATACTTGAACAAAGCAGAGCGTCAAGCGAGAGGCAAACAACCCTTGAAGACGGGCGATGCCGAAATCAAGATTGAGATGGGTGGTGGAGTTTTCACCATCAAGGCAGACGACCCTGATCTCCCAATGGTGTCAATCCCTGTTGGTCTATCCGACAAGGTGACTACTGCTACTATACCCTGGCAGAAGATTGCAGGAGTATTGTTCCAGGAGTTAATCTCAGTATTCGGTGGCGATACAGAATACGCTATGACTACTGTGAAGGATAGAATCAACGCCTACATTGACGGAGGGATAGAGGAGACTGATGAAGGCAGGTTGAAGATCAATCAATCGAAACTTCCAGAGGTTCGCAATGCCGATGAGGTTGCGCTATTCCTCAACTCACTCAAGAGGCAATTCAAGTCCAAGAGCCGAGGGACTCCCGTTCTGAACCTATCAGTCGAGTGTCCAACAGCTCAACCAACGGAGGAGGAGCAGAAGAACACTCATCCAGCCCCACAGACGGATTACAACGCCGTCTTTGCAGTTTCCCCAAGTAATACCGAGGTGACTACAAGAGAAGCATCCCCTTCTGTCTCGGTTTCACCACCTGTAGCCTCGGGGGAAACGGAGGTGGCATCTGTAGTCAATGCCACTTCCACCTTGATCTCAAGGCGGGAGCAGGTAGCTGCCACCGTCAAAGAAGCCCTGGGTGATGAGAAGCGCACCATCGGCTATCTCAAGAAGGCGATATACCTTGATGAAGAGGCATGGAGGCCCATCCTGGAAAGCATGATTACAACGGGTGAGGTATTCAAGGAGGGCGAGCGTAGGTCTTGCCGATACTTCCTCCCTGGGGTGAGCGAATGAGTCCCAAGCAAGTCGAGTGCATAGGTTGCGGACGGGTCATTGATGGGAAGAAGAGGCTTCAATCAGAAGACCCGTTGAGATGCGTGGTTTGCTACTTCCAGGGCGATCAGAAATTAGATTGGGGGCGAGGACTTTGAGCAGATCTGAAACTAGAGGCAAGTATCCAAGACAGGATTGCATAAACTGTGCTGCCTGTAAGAGGATGGAAAAACCGAATCCCTACACTCCCAAGCAGAAAGTGTATGCGGGTTCTGCTCGATACTATGGTAAGTGCAAGCATTGTTTCTTCTCTCGTAAGGGTGGCTACAAAGGCAAGGTTCCACCTAATGACTTCAATTACAAGGCCACTTTTGGGAGCTGATGAAATGACTGACGAAACTTACCTAACCAAGTCGAACCGCCGCTACAAGTGGCGCAACGATGAGACAGGAATCACCGTGATCAAGCACAAGAGGCTCAAGGGTGGTGCGCTTCCGTATGTCGTCAAGAATCGCTATGGCTCGTCCACCTATGACCTTAGAGGATTTGACATCAGACAACGCAACGCCTGGAGAAGAAGGGCATTGGAGGGATTCTGATGGCACGGTTCAATTGGGGCTTTAGAGGCGTGGATAGAGCAATCAATATCGTTCGGAAATTGGAGAAGGAGTATAGCATCGAAGCCGACCATATCGAGGGACTTTACGAGATTCTATTTGACGCAAAGAAGTTTGATTTCTCTAAGTATATCCCAGGAGGGGATAAGTGATGAGTGATCATTGGTGGAAGAGGTTCGGTGTGCAACCGAATCCACTAGAAAGGATTTCATTGAACATGGAGGCATTAGTCGGGATGCTCAATGTATTGGATGCCAGGCTAGAAGACGGTAAAGTCGATGAGGCTCGTTTGCAAATCAAGAGGATGATACTGCAACTGAGAGGACTTCCGTGTGAGGACTTGAAGGAGTGAGTAGTGTGCCTGGGCCAACAGAGAAGACATGGACTTCGAGACCAAAGCCAAAGCGAGCAAAGTTAGTGTGGGCGGGCGCGGGTCATGCCATAGGAAAACCCCCGTTCTCGTTGCTGATGAGGCCGTCATTCATGATCAATGGCATGAGGACTACTCGATGGGTGATTCATGCAGAGGAGAACGACCAGGATCCCATCATCATAGATGCACCTGCTAAAGAAGCATACAAAATCCTAACCAAGAAGGCGAGCGTATGACTGTCTTGAAGATCACGATTCCACGAGGCGATGAGCAGCTCATGGAGTCGTTGTTCTTGTCCGAGGGTCGTATGCAACCTGCATTCCCTATGTCATTTGAAGTGGATGATGGTTCGACATACAGAGTGTGGCATATCGGTGAAGAAGACCCCCAGGTCTTACAATTCATTCCCGAGGGACTTGATTGGGCATGGTGGTGTGCGGCTGAAGATGAGGAAAAGGAACCATTTGAGGACTTTTAGTGATTGATATGGTGAAGATACGGGTAAAGCAGGTCATAGAGTGCTATGTGGACATCGAGTCTCCGACAAAAGTAGGAGCTACCAGGATAATGGATAGTCTGAATTTGGAACCGATCTCAATGACAGAACCTGAGACAGTTGTTCGGAGATATAAGAAGAAATCAAAATTTTACGCAGTTGAATGTGTTGAGTGTGGAAAATTCACGAATAGTTGCTGGAAGAGACATGACGTATGTTGGTCTTGTCGGAATAATCCGAATCCTGTTGATGAAGTGACCATAGATGAGTAATCTAGGGTAATGTGTTCATAACGATAACGCACTACGGTATGAGCATGGCAGACCACCGCAGAGAGGCATATGCCCGCGAGAGGAGATACAGGATGCTCAGTAAGCCCTGGTTAGAAACGATAGCCGAGATTAGATCAGAAAGAGGTGGGTTGCTTGGTTCAGAGCAATTTACTGCGTTGGCCGGTGTTGAGAAAGCTGAGAGGCTGGACATTGTTGATTCGAGATTGAAGACCGCAGAAGGATGGATTGCATACTACGAGAAGGAGAAGAAGCGAGGAGCGAGGTTCCGTGTGAGGAGATACCTTCGTGAAATAGCAACCATGTCTGACAATGACCTGGAGTGGGAAACGTGAGTGAAGAAGAAGTCGAATGGTGTGAACCATGTGGTGCGAGGATGAAAGAAGGAGATGAGAGATATGACATTATCACTAAGGAGAAGAGGCCGATCAGGCGATGCCCCCAATGCAGGAAATGGGAGTGGGTAGAATGACCTTCCAGGATGAAGTCGAATGGTGCTTGCGCTTATGGAATAGCCTCCGAATAGGAGGAGTCTGGACTCTCGAAGGAGTAGGGACGTATGTGCGAACCGATCTCAAGGAGATGACTCTGACGGAGATTCACATTGATAGAGCCACACCAGGGGATGAGAGAAGCCTCTTCGATCATCACGATTACCTTGCCACACTAGCTAGGGAAATTGGATGGGAGATGGAGATGAAGGTCGAAAGAGCATTCACCTTTGATGGCGAATTTACCGTTCCAGAGGATAGGATTGGAGATGTAGCAGTATGCAACAAGAAGTGCGGTGCGATAGCAAGAGTGGAGCCAATCGCCGTTGAGCAGACATACTACAAGCTGACGGATGGCGAATGTCCGGTATGCGGCAAGAAGGGATTCACGAAGGATTGGCACGATCTCCATGTCGTCATTGATGACAGAGGCGCGACTCTGAAAGCGCAGAAAGAAGAGGAGGAGTGATTATGCTAAAGGAATTTGAGGAGTTATTGAGAAAGATTCTCGAAGAACAACAGAGGACAAATCGAATCCTGGGAGAGATGGCGAGGCCGAGGTTAGGCACGATGCAATTAACTCAATGCTGGGCAGGGATTCGGAACAGATCAACAGCAGCTCTATGGGATAGAACAGAGGAGGAATGAAGATGGAGATAAAAATTGAGGAATTGATAATTGACGGAAAAAAGTGGACGATTGAGTATAGCGAGGATTACAAAGATGGATGGAAACTCATCAATCATTTCAGACCAAGCATCAGGGGGTTGAGTATGGCTAGTAAGAAGAATAGCCCAATCGACTCTCACAGGCAGGAATACAAAGCCTGGAAAGCCAAGAAGAAGAGAGATTCACAGACTCGAAAGGCTCTCGTTCATGCGCTATTGCAATCAGTCGAGATAATCAATTCAGAAGACCTGATCCTAAAGAGTGATGATTCTGAGGAATGAGTATGCTCTGTTCGTTTTGCAGGGATAAAGCGACAGGGTGTGTAGATGGGCATAATGTATGTGATAGAGAAGAGTGTTTTAACAAGGCAACGAAGTAGAGAGTGGTATTATGGCGCAACACAATTACAACAATACGGTGCATGAAGAGATTGAAACGACTTGTCACATGGGTGAGCAGCTCCATGTAGTCACGTCAAACGCATTCAAATCCCGAGTCTTGAATCTCAGGATGTTCAGAGTAGTCCCATCGAAGACGGGGCATACGGGATATACGCGCATCGGATTCTTCTTGACTAGGAATGAAGCGAGGACTCTCCGTGATTCTCTCTCTGAGATCATAGAGGATGAGAATGCCTGGGACACCGAGATACCAGAGCCATTGATTGAGATGGAGGATGATGTTGAATGAAGTTTGAAACTCTTGATGAATTTCTGGAATATCATCACAAGTTGATACTTGATATTTGTGAGAAATCAGTTGAGGATCATGTAGTCATTGCCAATTTGGCATTCGATCTGTGGAACCAGGCTAGGCTTTTTGCCAATCGCTCTTATGTCACATTGGCATTCGATTGCTGCTATATCATATCAAATGCGACAGGGAACAAGGTTTCCATCTCACTCTTGAAGAATATCTCGGGGGATCTACTAGATGGACGAAGAGTCAGAGCCATGACTACATCATCTCGCAAGCGATGGTTCATGACCTACAAGGGCAAAGATGCAATTATGGAGATACTCCAAGACCAAGAGCTGTATGATGACGTGACGAGCAATTGGACTGAGGAAGAGTGATGCTTTCATATCGCTCTCTTGCAGAATCCTGGCGAGTCATGTCTGCATACAAGTTGAGGAATAGGGCAGAGATAGTGGCGAACAATCTCCGAGCCTCTATGACAGATCCCTGGACAGTCATAGCATACTTCTATCCTCGAAGCCTCAATGGCAACAGACTAAGTGATGAGGATTTCAGAGAGATATATTACTTGCTTACTAATGCATATCCAAGTGAGATTGAACCGAACCCTGACCCTATTGCTCATCTTGTCCAACTATCGGAAACAGAAACGACAACAGGTAATGCAAAGAGCGTAGTCGATAGAATCTCCAAGATACTAGCTAGTGATGACAATGAGGTTCGAGCATGGCTCATCAGACCCCTGTTTGATAGAATCAACAAACGTGATCTTCATCCATTGTTCATGCGCCTGAGCGTTCGTTCCGCCCCTATCAGGAGGAGAGAAGTGATTGGTGCTCTTGCATTGGCATATGATCAGCCATTCCACCATATCAGAACATCGGCTAATCTCCTGGGTTTAGGCAATACTGTGAATGATTTGTCATTGCATTCATTCGATTATACCGCAGTAAGACCCCTTGTTGGTTCACCACTTGTCATCCCAACACCTACGCTCGTTGAGTCCGTCAGCACGGTTGCGTTCACCAAATGCCTTCTGGAAACTGTAGAGGGAGCATGGGTCACTATCCACAGGGGGAACGAAACTATTGGTTTCACGGCATCGGGGTATGAGTTGCCTGATGATGATGACTGGATAGAGAAGTGGGCAGATGCCATTGGACTTGAACCAGGTATCTATCTCTGTGACTATGCAGAAATGCGCGACAATCCTCTTTTGTTGATTGATTGGTTAGACCCTTCTGACCCACAGATGACATTCGCAAAACGCAGAGAGAGATTTGAAGGGATTCCTGAATGGGCTACGAAACCAATGGTCTCTCTGGATCGGCCATATCATAGCGAGAAATATCAGGAGACAGGCCATCCATTCCTATTGCGTAATGCCCGAGGGATTCTAACATACGAGAATACGATTGAAGAAGTCGCGCTATTGAATCCCGTATCGAAGCATCGCATAATGAGGGTTCTATCTGGTCGGGTCTTCCAGAATCTAGCTCAAGGGCCGAACCTGTATGTTTTGTGGAAACTAGGCGTTCGAGATGGTTTTGATTACTTCCCCATAACTGAGATGACGAGTGGTGATTTGACTGATCAGGATTTCAAGAGATATTGTGCCGAGTGGAAATGGCTACCAGGAGAAGCAATCAGAATCGAAACCCCCTTGTTCGTCAAAGTGAACATCCTTACATCAGGATGGGGGGAGATTGGAGCATACTTGAATGGCAACATCGCAGGTATTGATAGCTCTGCAGGATTAGCAGATACAATGGGAGTGGAGGAAATAGGATATGTCGGGGATTCTCAACCAGGATGATCGTGATGTTGTCATCCTCGCTTCACTCATCCGAGGCGGCATCAAATGCGTCAGAACAACGGAGAGGAAATGCGGCTATCAAATAAGGCCCGAGCTGTGGTTCACAATAATCAAGCCTGGGATTCAAAGAGCACTTGAATCACATGGTCTAACCGTCCGCCTGACATACTCCGACACCGAGGAGATAACCAGGATCCTCAACATAATCAACGGCCTGGATGACCTGTCATCCACAAGCCAGGGACTCCAAGCGGTTAGGGATCTCAACGGCATCATTGAACAACCACGCACACATGAGGATGTAGTCAAAGTCCTTGAGATGCTGAACAAATATGAGAGTGTTCATAACCCTCACCACGCACGGAGAGAACCCAACAAAGGAGATGATGATGAATGGCAGATGGATTGAAGAGAGTTGAAGATATAATGGGATGGACACCACAGGAAACAATAGAGAAGTTTCACGAGTGGTGGAAGGAAGAACGACCAGAGGAGTTTGAAGAGTTTGAAGGTGACTTGTCAAAGATTAGTGATGACGAGCATTCTGAATACTTGGTTGATGGATTCGAGGTCACATACAGGCGAAGGAATGCAGGATCAGGTTCTGGAACCAAGTATGTCGGTGTGATAATCGGCAACAATGGTCGGACTGACCTAATGGGCCGACAGAGGGAGAAGGCTATTGAACAGTTGAAGTATCAAGGGATTGACTACGTTCTAAAGAATGGCATTCAGCCATACTCTGACGACAGAGTAGTCCCTATCGGCAGAGGTGCATACCACGAGGGTGCATGGCGCGTTTGGGATGCTCAGGATAGCGAGGTTCACTTCGATGCAGATACGCCGGAAACTGATATTCCACCCTGGGCGATTTCCGTTCCTGGTGAGAAATACTGCATTGCACTTCTCGGTGGCCCAAGAGGCCCGAAGCCCGCTTACTCATACAAGCAAGAGTGGTTGTGCATCGTAGCCTCTGAGGCAGATTTCAAGGCAAAGGGTTTCGGAAGCCCAATCATACTAGAATGCTCGTTTGATGCCGCACACGTTGATCTCAGGCTTAACGAGCCTATCTCTTTCCAGGCAGAGGAGGACGTATCTTGGTTCGACAAGACTACGCCTATCCTAAAGGCAAACAACATCAGTCCGGCCTATGGTCTTGGATGGTTGCCCGAGGATATGAGAGAAGCGGCAGGGGAGATCTTCGACCCTGCACAGATACTCGTCCAATTCGGAAACTTCGTTCCAGACTTGGGAGATGTTCATGACTATCATGATGACAACAAGACTCAGCTCAATTCAGGACGTTTCGTTGGGCCGACATTCACCATCAGAGGGACGGTGGACTACATGGATCACGCAGGTCGAGAAGACAAGATTTACGGGCTTTCCGCCGAAGGTGGGGGGCAACACCGTATGTCCGTTTTCAGCCAGGCTATACGCCGTGAGGATGCTTCTGCCGCTATCTATCTGTCAGTCTCAAGGAGGCTCATTGAGGACTTCCATGCCTTCCAGGTTAAGAGGGATGGAGAGTGGCTCGATTACACCGCCGGAACCCAAGTCTTCGCCGTGATCAAGACGCGAACATGGGAGAACAACACCACAGGAGAGCAGATGCTCGATGCCGATGTTCTGAACATCTATGCTATACCAAACAGGAGTCGGATTGCCGCCACCGTTCCTGACGACACGAACGACCTGGGTTCGCTTGGCGGATTCAGGAGTGACTAATTGTGTCAGATGATTCAGGATTTGGATGGTTCACCAAGAAGGACACCACAACCGGAGAGTCAGATGGGGCAGCTCCCAAGCCAACCCCTGCTCCGGTCAAGAAGAACGTGTGGAACGAGAAGATCGAAGAACCGGATTTTGATACAGAGGGAATGTCACTCGAAGAGATAGACAACCGAATGTTCGGTGAAGAAGAGAAGGCAGAAGAAGCCGAACCTGCTTCATCACTCCCCTGGGCAAAGACTACTGTTGAGGAACCTGTGAATCATACAGTCCCTAAGACTCCCCTCAAGCAAATCGTTGAAGCAACGAGAAGCAACAACCCACTATGGGCAGAATTGGATGCAGAGAGAGAAGGTCATGACTTCCTAGATAACTTGGATAATTATGTTCTGTGTGGACTCGCTGGCCCACCAGGCTCGGGGAAGAGTGGATTAATCCTTGACTCTCTGTCTGATGAGGAATTGGCAGAAGGGGCAGAGGTTTGGCACATTGACTACGACAGGGGCGGAAAGACTTCCAAACACGCACATCATAGAGGAAAGAAGAACATAATCATCTTCGACCCGATTGTGATGAATACCGATGTTGAGATTCAAGATCAGATTGACTACTTAGCCACATATGAGAGGACAATGAAACTCCTCAAGATGGCTAATGAGCAAGTGGATGCCCAACTAGCCCATTACAAGAAGCATGGGAAGATGCCAAAGCCATATCTCAAGACACTACTATTCGATGGTGCAGACAAATTCAAGGATGTTTGTGAGAACGTCATGAAGATCTATGACTTGGGACTTGGGAATGATGCCGTTGGCGTAGCCACTAAGAGAGTATCAAGATTCAGTTGGGGCGTTCGCAAGACTCGCTATCGAGCTGCTACCTTAGTGTGGCAATCATTGATGGCAAAGGGAGTCCATGTGTATGCGGTTTCTCACATGAAGTCCACTTATGACGGCGATGGGAATGTCATTGAGGGCAAAGATGTTCCTGGGTGGTTGAAGAACAGCGATGGTGATCTGCAACAGATAGTAATCCTCTATATCGACCAAGAGAGGGATGACATGGGGAGGCTCACCGGAGCCGAGAAGTCCTTTGCCGTTCTGACTAAGAATAGAACATCCCTTGAGATGCCTGGACGACACACCATCTTTGAGAGAGCACCCGAGGAAAGGGGCGGTTCCACATGGTATGGATGGCCTAGCCTAAAGGATGGGTTATTCGAGACAGACCAGTCACAGAAGGGTGCGAGCGATGAGTGATTGTCGTGCCCTTAGAAGTGAGATTCCCTCGTAATGCCTACCCCATCCCCGTAGAGGGTTATGAGGACTTCGTGTCCTCCTATGGGTGGCATCCAGGACAACCGGAGAAGCACCTCCCTAAGTTCACTAAGTCATCCGTAGGTGCGTATGACTTCTGTGCTCAACAGGGCTTCATCAAGTATGTCCTCGGTGTGAAGGAACCCGAGAATGACAACATGATTCGAGGAACCAATGTCCACGATGCCATTGAGCAATTCTATCATGACGTGGATTTAGACTCCGTAAGAGGACTTGTCGAAATTTATTTTGATGCCGAGTCATTGTATGACTACTTCTTGGAATTGATTCCTAATCTGGATCAGTATGAGTTAGGAGAAGAAGAACACATCAAAAAATATCTATGGATTGAGGCAGAGCGAGCATTGGAATGCAACTTGGATTACTTTCTGCCTGTTGGCAACGAGCTGACTCTTCATGGAGTGGTTGAGTATGAAGACCAATTGATTCACATCACGGGGATGATTGATCGACTATTCATCAATGAGAATGGAGAGTATCATATCCATGAGCTGAAGACGGGGGTTTTCAAAGAGCATAAGAAGAAGAAGTGGGAACACATGAGGAGGGAATTGGCATACTATGTATTCCTCATGAAGAATTGCGACAATAGATTGTATGATCGACAGGGGAATGTAGTTGGCAAGGCAAACTTCAACGATGCAGAGATTGCATATTGGGGTTGGGATCACACAGGAGGGGATGGAGTGTTCAGAGGCAAAGAGCCAATCAGAGTCAAAGAGATGGGACTAATGTATAATTCCATCAGCGATCTCCTCCTATATCATAGGAATTATAGAGGAGACATGGACGGTCTCCAATTCCCCATGCTCCCTCGTGACTCACTCAATTACATCTGTGAACCCTGGTGCGCCCTCAAGGGATTCTGTCCTCGATATGAGAAGTCATTGATGCCTCCTGCGTCCAGAGTGTTCAAAAGGACAAGCCCCTCTGAGGAGGTTGAGAGTGGATGAGATATGTCAGCCTGTTTAGCGGTATCGAAGCGGCATCAGAAGCCTGGCATTCAATGGGCTGGGATCCCGTTGCTTTCGCAGACATTGATAAGTTTCCCTCAACCGTATTGGCACATCACTTTCCCGATGTGCCGAACATGGGAAATGTAGAGGAGGTTGATTGGAGTGAGTTCAGAGGAAAAGCAGATCTCGTTGTCGGAGGAAGCCCCTGTCAATCCTTCTCGGTTGCAGGAAAACGACTCGGAATGGATGACCCTCGTGGCAACTTGGCCCTTGAGTTCCTCCGAGCTGTTAAGGAAATTCAACCAACGTGGTTCCTATTTGAAAATGTCCCAGGTCTCTTGTCATCTGACGGAGGAAGGGATTTTGGCATCTTCCTCGGAGAAGTGGCAAAAATCGGGTATGGGTTCGCCTACCGAGTTTTGGACTCTCAATACTTCGGAGTCCCGCAGCGAAGACGTAGAGTCTTCGTTGTCGGACATATTGGAGGAGATTGGAGAAGTGCCGCAGCGGTATTATTTGAGCGAGAAAGCTTGCAAGGGCATTCTAAGGAGAGCGCGGCGCAGGGGAAAGCAATTACCGACTACATTGGAACAAGCACTTCTGGAGAAGGCGGGGAAGACGGAGGAGGAATAGATGCCTCTCCCGATGAAGTAGGAATATTCAGAAAATCACGCAGAGCGCAATCCAAGACCGATTGTGAAACATGGGTCAAAGATACTGTGACTAATACACTCAACACATTCGACCTGGGTGATACGCGGACTACTCAGATAATCAGAGAACCTATCGCCTTCGAGCAGAATCAACGATCAGAGGTCAGGGAAACAGAAGTAGCAGGGCCGGTCAAAGCAGAGAAGGGTTCCAACAACCAGACATTCATCGCACAGAATTGGGATGGCGAGGACAAGACTGGAACCCTAACAACCAGAAGTATGCAACAGTTCATGCCTGACAAGGACAATTTCATGGCAGTTGTTGAGCCATTGCATGATCCGGCTCCCACGTTAGATGCAAGCTACTACAAGGGAACAGGAGAGAGAGCAGGAATAGAAAGGCAGATCATAGCCGAAAGCAAGGTATTCGATGCAAGAGGAGGAGGAGATGGTGAAACGGCCAACACCCTGGCGAGTGGGCGTAATGCGGCCGGAGTTAGTGATTTCACTCCTCTCGCAGTTGAAGGTCGAGAAGTCCAAGTCTATGAGAATCATCCTTCGGATGGACGAGTCACCGAAGTGGACACTAGCCCCACCATAACTGCCAAAGCAGGGACAGGAGGAGGCAATCTCCCATTGGTAAAGGAGGAAACAATTGGTTTCGATTGGAAGAATGCAGCTCAGACTAATTTCGATGAGAAACACTCAGGTGCGCCTGTGACCGCAGAAGGCGGGTTGGCAGTTGGCATTACTGCAAAGGGCAATGGGGATGTCTTTGAAAATGAGATTCACACCTCATTGAGCACAGGGGGAGGTATGCCTGGGCAGGGTTATCCGGCAGTAAGGCAAAGCATGGCCGTGCGCCGACTAACGCCTTTGGAGTGCGAGAGGTTGCAAGGATTCACCGATGGCTACACACAGATTGCTTGGCGCAATAAAGCACCCGAGAATTGTCCCGATGGGCCTCGCTACAAGGCATTGGGCAATTCAATGGCGGTTCCGGTCATGAGGTGGATTGGAGAAGGTATTCAAATCGTTGATGATTTAGTGGGAAATATGACTGAAAGAGAAGATGCGGTATCAATTGTTCAGAAGTCAATCTTTGATTTCTGAGGGATAGCATGGCTCATTTGTTCAATCACTTCCCCCGTGAGATTGACATGAAGGCCAGGAAGGTCATCAGAAGTATCGAGCAACTCCAACACTACGTCAATGTCACTAACGGGAAGGACAAACTCACAACAACAGTATATGGATTCAAGAAATTGAAGACGAATGGCAATAGGTGCGAATACAGCACCGCAATCATCCCTCATTTTGTAGTTGATCTTGACAAAGGCAGAGCAGATGAGATTCTCAAACTAACAGGGGATGCCGCAGGTCAGAGATGCACCGAGGATGCCCACAAGCTAGTCAAGCACCTATCTGAGAATGATATTCGTCATGCAACCTGGATGAGTGGTGGTGGCTACCATATTTGGGTGATGTTGGATCAAGTGTATGATTTGCCGACAAATGAGATGAATGACTTGTTGTTCTCTGGTCGAGCATTGATCAACAAGTGGATTGGCGACATGGATTTAGTCACTATTGACCCCGTTGTGAGTTTCCGTCCTGATCGCCACATTGGAATCCCGAATACTTTCAATACGAAACGAGAGCTATGGAGCATCCCTGTCACGGAAGAAGATTTGGCTAAGGGATGGGGTCATGTGACAGAGGAGGCTAAGAACCCGAAGGGCGGTATGAAACCAAGTGGCAACAAGGGACTCAAGATTGAGATTGTCAAGAGTGATCCTGGCAATCCATACCTGTCAGGTATGACAGGATATTTCGGGAAGTTCGAGGCGGCGGAAATTTCGGTATCTTCGAGAAGACTATCTGGTATTCCCATCTTACCCTGCCTTGATGCGGCTTGTTGCACCAAAGGTGATAACCCTCCGCATCTTCCTCGCTCCTACCTCTCCATGTATCTCTTAGATTACTTCCATAATTTTGCCCGTCCGCGTTCCTCAAGCAAGACTACGCCCCAGGATGCAGTATCAAAAGCCCATATTTTCATTCGTGATTTGGAATGGGCAGACTACAACCCGAAGATCACCCAGGAACAATTAGTTCATGCATCTAACAGGCAATATCAGACTCCTAGTTGCCCGACCATATTCAGACAAGGACTGTGCGTTGGCAAGTGTGCATTCTATGATCAGAAAGGTGTTGAATCACAATGAGTGAAAAGAGTGTTCATAATGGAAACGGAAGTAGTGAGAAGGAATGAGTGACGAGTTAGAACATTGGAGCCAAGCACACTTTGGAGAGTTGGCTCTCTATCGAACGATAGCCGCTACTGTGAATACTATACTCTCAGTCTTGGTGTTAGCAAAACTATTCGAGTGGATATGATGAGTGAAGATATTAGAGAAATAAGGAAGAAGAAACTTGCTGAGGCTCTTAGCAAATTAGATGGAGATGATGAGAAGGAACGACAAGAAGTTATGGAGACACTACCCTGGGCCTTTCGTCTTAACAAGGAAACAGGGTTCTATGAAATCTTACAAGAGGGAAACATGGTCGCCATTACTCAGGATCCACAGTTTGGCCTTCAGGTATGTGAGATGTTCAACCGTTTGACGCTCATCAAGGAAACTTTTGGAGAGGATGAACATGAGTAGCAAGGGAAAACTAGCTGAGATTGTCGGGATGCTCGACATAAATGATGATGGGCAGGTCGATGTTTGGGATATGACTCACTTAGTAGTTCGTCATGAGTTCATGTTCATAGCGGGCGTATTCATTTTCATCGGGAGCATAGGTAATGTGATTGGGTGGTGGAACATTGACTCCGATGCTTATTGGGCGGCGGCAGGACTAGCGACCATGCTCGAATACGTTGATGACACTAGAAGAATAAGGAAGGCGAAAAAGGATGACAAGAAATGAATGCACTTGTGGTAATAAATCGGCATGGCATCATCGCTATGGGATCTGCCTCCAATGTAAGAGGGCAATACCTGGGTGGTCTCGATGAAGACTCTATTCATAGACCATCGAGAGCGTTCGGGCTTAGAGAAATTAGTCATCAAGTATTGTGATACAAAGGGACTTCATTATGAGATGAAGGAGAACATGATCACAGACTATGCCTTTGGCAATGTTGGGTTCGAGGCTAAGACGATTCACGATTACATGGGTAGCCTGTATAGTGGGCATCTGGATAAGCAATTGCAGAATCTTGATGATAACTACAATCAATATTTCTTGTTGGTGCATGGGACAATCGACAATTATATCTCACGAGCTAGAAAGGGAGGGCGAAAGATACCCTTCGCTAAGATATTCAACGAGTTCCTGGGTTCGCTTGCTAGATTCCATACTGACTATGATCTCAACCTTCTCTGTTTCGCTACTACCTCGGAAGCAGCTAGGTTCATCTGCAAGAGGTTCGAGAAGGATGGGACTCTAGGCAAGTCATCCAAGTATCGTGTGATGAGGAAGACGGCATCAGAAGACAGGCGCGTGGATGTCCTGCGAAGTGTCGGTTGCAGCGAGTCAATTGCAAAGGCGTTGCTCGATGAGTTTGGCTCTATCAGCGAAATCACCTCACTTTCTCCGACAGAATTAGAAACCATGCCTGGTATTGGAAAAATTACCGCATCAAAAATCCTCAACTGCTTTGTCAGCGAGGAACCAATAGTGGATGAAAAGGTCAAGATGAAGAGGGCATAACATGGTGATTGCACAGACTCAGGCCGATACCACAAGGAAGTGGTATGACTACCAAGTCGTCACAAGTCCCTATGATGGTAGCAAGTTTCTCCGCCGATATGTGGAGAGGTTCAGCACAGTCAGTTTCTTCAATGAATACGCAGGATTACTCTCTTACTATTACGTTTTAGCCGCAAGCCTCGCCCCCTATGTCCGCATCCCTATTCATGGCGCATACATTGATTGCAGGTTGCACGTCTTCTGGATTCAATCTGCAAGATCAGGGAAATCTGTTGCATATGAGTTCATGTCAAAGGTCTTGAAATTACTAAGCATAGATACTGAGAAGTTTAGTGCGGGTTCGGATGCCAAGATGATAGGGACTACTCAGGAGATAAAGGTGGTTGATCCAAAGACAGGGAAACCAACAGGAGCAATTGAGCATGAAGTAGTTCCAGGACTACTCAATGGCTACAAGACTCTTCTATTTGACGAAGCAAGCATCCTATTGAATGACAAGAAAGCATACTTCTCTGACAAGATCCTCTTTTTGCAACAAGCAATGGCTCCTATTGGGACAGAGACTAACGAACTCGTCAATCACTTGAAGGGTGCATCCGTTCATACTCCTTCTGGAGTCTCCCTTTGGGCCACCACCTATCCTCCAAAGGACATCATGCACCATGTTCTCGACAAGGGGTTCTTTCAGAGAGTGTATCTTTTCCAGAATGACATCTCTACTGAGACAAGGCAGACGACAAGCGAGCATAGAGTAGCAGGTGCTTACAAGCCCGTGCCTGAGAGGCTATGGTCTTACGAGAACATAGCAAACGAAATGGCGAGCATCAGAGATGATGTGAAAGCCCGACTATTCGCTGGTGCTGGTCTGACTGAGGAAGAATACGATGCATTGTCCGATGGAGAGAAGGAAACGATAGCCCAGGATCATGCCTATGATACATTCACTCCTGGCCCTAACTATCACGTTGCCCTCCTGTCTGCCGTTGATGATTACTATTCCCTTATCCATTCCATCAAAGACCCAAACATCAAGCAAACTGCCATCGGATTCCTCCCAAATGTTGAGAATTACACGATGATATTCGGCAATTTGATTGCAGCTACTATGAGATCATCAGTCATTACTGCCGAGCACATCCAGATGGCAAGCGAGATGATTTACGACAACCTCCACAATCTCATCATCTGGTTGGAACAGAAGCAAGACTTCAAGGTCGGCAAGAAGAGGCAAGCAGACATTAGGGCATGGCGAGAGGCATACGGCAAGTGCAAGAGGAAAGTCCACGAGAGAACCAATAGGGAAGTCGTGCGAAAGTCTGACTTGGAGAAGATGTATTCCACTCTCAATGGCGTGAGTGTCAAGACGGCTCGAAGAAGGTTGGATGACATGATGAAGGCAAAAATGGCAATACGAGTGGCAGAAGGAAAGAATGCCTTCATCTCATTGGAGGCTTGATGATGAAAGACTTGGAAGATTGGATGTCAAAGAATAACCTCCTGGCATTCAGGGCATTCTCTGCTACTGATGCGAGCGATCTGCCAACGGGTTGGACTGAACCAACAAAATTCACATTGGAGGCAGTAGCAGTATTCGATGGCCGACAGATGATACTCTTCACCGATGAAGTCCACAGGATGCTCATCAAGGACAAATCGACAAAGACCATGCCATTGGATAGTATTTCTGAAGAATTTGCGGCAGGTTTCGCAAACAAACCGCCCACTCTGATCGGCTATGGCTCATCCAAATTTGACCTACCGCTATTGAGACATCATCACCCCATCTTCAAGCAATCAAATCACATTGATCTGAGTAAGATAGCCACCGATGCATCAGAGATACACTATGGGAGCTATGGGAGGAGGTATGACTTGCGTAGCCTGGCAACGACTAACCGCCGAAAGCAAACGGCCATGCCTCACCTCTCATTGATGATGAAACCCATTGCTCTGTTCTCTGAATGGAGGCGTGGGTTGGCTCGCAATGTCATACGGACTCTCGCCGCAGAGGTTGAGTTGATCGCAGAGTTATACTGCTACGTCAAGACCAGAGAAGAAATCAGAATAATTGATGAGAGGACAGACAGGCCCGTCACCGTGAATTGCGCTTTTGTGAGGGATCCCATAGGGGAGGAGGAGTAGTATGCCCCGAAGAGTTTGGCCCTGGTTGAGTCTCATTGACAATTGGGAAGATTTGCCCCCTTCTGTTAGAGGGCATTTGAGCGTGGGGAATTGGCATTATGTGCCTGAGCGAACAGAAGACATACATGGCAAGATTTACTTCACACTTCATGGGCGGATTAAACCCAAAAAATGGGTTTGGGATGACAAGCTAACTGTTTCAACAGGTGATGGCTATCGTTTTCTTGAAATAATTTACAGAGATGATCCCGATTGGAAGGATGCGTAATGCCCTGGATCTGTGACAACCCCAAGTGCGACAGAGAAATCAAAGGATTCAGGAATGGCCGAACCCTATGTCACGTCTGTCGGAGAGTCCGTGAGCGTCTGAAGACCAAGAAGACATGGAATGGCAAGGTGATCTGATTGGATAAAGCAATGAAAGAATGGTTAGAAGCCAACCCGACATATGATAAGAGAAGCCTAACCAAGAGCACACGAACCATAGGTCAAATCAAAACGGTTCTTTCAGAAGAAAGCCCGCTAACTGCTGGTGACATTGTGGTAGCCATGAAAAAGAAATGGAAACGAATCCCCACTCTTCAGCAAATTAATAACTTGTTATGCAAAAACAAACATGATTTTCAAAAGGTCGGCAAAATAAAAATCAAAGTCTCCTGGGGTCGTGACTATAGTGTCAATCTTTGGATAGCGATTTAACGCTTAGTTTCCTTACGGCTTCCACCTGCACCTAGTTGCCTTCTCATCTTAGGTCGCACGTTGCCTCGTGTCTTGTTCCTAGCGTATCTCTTGCGAGTCCTGCCACGCTTGACCTTGCGGCTCTGGTTCCATGCCCTAGCCTTGCCAGCCCTCTCTGCCCTGCCGCTAATGGTATTCTTCGAGTAGCCCTGGAACTTCCCCTTCTCCTCTGACTTCATTGAGTCCCACGCTTCATCGAACGCACTCATGATGCCACCTTCAACCTGGGCTTGAGCTTCTTCCAGACCTCTTCGCATAGCGGGCATTCCCATAGGAATATCCTATCCCTTGATCCGGCATAGAATCCATTGATGCGATATGCAAGGACACGATTACCACAACCAGGACAGTCTTGGCTAATCTTATCCTGATATTTCTTCATCCTGTGTGCCCCGCATGAACGTAGGAGATCCTAACGTGAGTTGGTGTGCCTGTGTATCCGAGAGAACCATTGACTGTCACCACGTTAGCAGAAATAGTATAGTCCGTGCCTTGAACGAGAGTAGCGATGTGTCTAGGTGTCGATGTCTTGTAGATCGTGACCTCCATAAGTTTGGTCGTTCCTTCATCTTGGGAACCAAGTGGACTGTATGTTAGAGTCACATTCTTCTGTGAACCATCGTAAGTGTCCGTCTTGATAGATGTCCTATGCGTGGGTGTAATCTGATACGCACCGCCTGTTCCCGATTGATTGACTCTCAGATCTGATTGATAGAACAGGTGAGTGCCACCACTACCGTCAGGATATGAACCAAGTCCTGCAGGATCGCGGGCGAAGACAAAACCCATGTCCGTTATTGGCAGATTCCCTGCATTCCCTGAGTTGAGGTTGTTCGCGGGCATCGTTGCATTCCCTGCTCCATTGACGAGAGCTGAGAGTGGCATTGGCCCTGGGCGTAGGAATACTCTCTTGTCCTCAAGGGATGCAACCTCGACTTGGTTGCTATTGTAGTGCAATCTTGCCGATGCTAGGACTATTGTTTGGTTAGCAAGATGCCCCGAGGGACTCTGAGGGTATGCTCCCGATGAAACATCAATCGCGTTGCCATAGGTGAAACCAATGTTGTTTGTCCTGGTTGGATCGAAGAACACCAGAAGGATTCTCTCATGATTAGCAGACAAAGTAGGAGCTGTTGATGAGTTATACGTTGCATACCTAGCCGTTGCCGTCACTACATGGTATGTAGTCTGACTTATGGAATAGAACACCCCATCCACTACGATAGTCCCTGCTGCTACTACAATCGACTGTGATCCTGATTTAGAACAGGCGCAATTTCCGGTAGTGGATGAGTTTCTGCTTCCTGAGTTGTAATCATTGGAAACGACAGGGACGACACCATTCAACAATCCACGTTCATTGAAATTAGTCAGAGTAGGGCTTGCAAGGACATCAGTATCTCTCAGGCCATCTGTCTGATATGATTGCGTGGCTTTCTCGTGACCTTCACCCAAACCTGCCATATTCACTCCTCCTCCGTGTTGTCAGGACTGACAGGTTTTTCCTCAATTTGGGGCGGCGGCGAATTTTGGCACTCATGCCTCAACTGCTGTTCGTGTGCGGCGAAGTCCTCCGGTGCTCCATCGAACTTGCGTGGCCTCCTTGCCTGGAAGCCACACCTGCGGCATATCGACATCTCCACATCCAATGCCTTGTCCACCTCATGATCCTGTATCACTTCAATCATGTCTGCCTTCCTCATGCCAACCGCAACTGGCTCTTTCAGGTTCCTCAATGCATATCGCAATTGCTTCACCGTTGTCTTAGCGTAGTCATCAATGTATAGAGTAGTGTCATAATCAGGACGGATCATAATAAACGGCATCATCGCACCTCCATGAGAACATCAACCTTGATTTCATTCGTTGTGCCTTTGTTGATTGGTAAGAATGTTGCCCGATATGCAGGAGTGTCCAGCGCAGTATCTCCATGCAGGGCTATTTCCTTGATTGCCTGGGATGATGTCTGTTGCGTATCGAAGTTAGCGGATATGGCGAGAGTCCTGTCATCTATCTTTGTGACCTCTGGAGTGACGGTGATCTGAGGAGTCCCTGCTCCGCCATCCCTGCTCGATGCATCACCTCCACTCGAACCAAGAGTCATGCGTGTGACTATTGTGGACAGATGGTCGGTCAGGGCGGACTTGAGTGAGTCTAACACTGGCATCATTTCACCTCGTAATACAAACTCTTGCTGGCCCCGATGGGTCGCCCCCGCTTGTTCCCGTCACGCACCCCTATTTTCCCCATTCCATTAGTGTGTTTCGCCCCTATAATGAATCCGGCGTTGCTTACATTACGCACGAATACCTTGTGAACAGCTACTACATTGATGCCACTAGACATTGAAATCTCTGCCACATCCACTACTGTTCCTGCCGCCCCATCGAGAGGTGCAGAGTTTCCAGATACTGCTTGGAGATCAGAGAGGATTCCCTCTATCCCCTTGTCATATTGGCCTACGATGAAGTCACTCTTGAGATTGGTGTAGTCGTGCCTTGCTTCAAAGACCGCATACTCTCCTCGTAGCCCATGAGTAGGTAGTTCGAGAGAGATTATCTCTCCTGGTTGTATTGAGGATGCCTTGAATGCTCCTTGTAATGTGACAAGTGGTGCGCTATTCTCTGATCGTGCGAGGATTGACTTGGCTAATTTGAGTGCTTCAGCATTTGTCTTCAGACCTGGTATCTCTTGGCGTAAGGTGCGAACCATATTGTTCCTGGCTCCTCTGCTTGCTTCTTTCTTCATGCGTTCCAAGTCCTTGACGACTACGAAGACTCTCTCATTCTCAGCAAGAGGGTCGCCAACGACTACTATCTCATTGGGAGAATCAAACATCTTGCTAACTGACACACTCTGTATAGCACTACCTAATCCTAATGTGGTTCCTCTGTTGGTGAAATTAGCAGACGAATACACTAACGCACCGTTCTTCTCGTTCACAAGTTGCTTCCCATCAATCTGTGTCAAGTTTCTGATAATCTCCATGATGTTCAGACCTCTTGTCTTTCTCGCCGTGAATACATTCGAGTGATCAGAGATTAATCTCAATGAGGGGTGTGCATCGAGTGTCGAAGACATCTCTCTGTCCTTTGACAAGAGTGCATTGGTTGGTGTCACATTGAAACCCGCCAAGTCAGAACCTGCATCATTGAGCAGGGTCATAGTGGCATCGCTTGTCCTTATCCCTACGAAGCCGAGCTGACCCATCAGTATCGGACCAGGCATGAGTCCCAAATCAGAGATACTGTCTGCGGCTATATTCCTGAATTGCAAGAAGGTCGATAGCTCGTCTGTTTCAACTCCAGCAATCCTTAGTGAGAATCCGCTTGTGTCATACAAGTAAGGTGGGAAGTGAGAGTCTGTCAATGTCTTTCCATCGAATCTTATAGCCGTTATAGAAGGGGAGGAGGTTTTGACCTGGGCAGCGGTCTTTCCATTCTCTATCAGTATTGGACGTTGGTTCACCATCATGAAGTCTGATGGATCATACTCCATCAAACCCCTGTATGATAGAGTGGTTTGTTTGACCTCATCCAAAGTCGTATCATAACGGTTCCACAAAGAGGAGGTTTGCTTTGCCAACACGATTGAATTGTCGATGAAAGTGGGCGATACTAAGTGAGGGACGGTTAGTGATCTCAGATCCGAAAGGGACGAGGGGGTTGCAGAATCGGAAGCGTTGCTTGAATAGTATCGTAGTATCTTGCCTGTCAAATCGGCAACACCTGTGCTGTTAGTGACTCCTGTTAGTTTGTTTCGGGTCTTGCCTGTATAATGCACTTCTCTATGGCCGACTAAGAATAGCGTCCCTGCTGTTGGAAGCATAGATGCATCCTTCAAGAATACATTCGACCCAACGTGCTTCGTGACCTCAAACTGAGGATAGATTCGCATCGAAGTGTCCATGTGAGTATGAGTCACGGCATCGGGTGTCGTCTGCTTGACGAAATCCCCTGCTATGCCTGTCCCTTCGGCTCTGTATCGAGTTTCCGACTGATGGAGGCTCTCACCCCCTCCTGGGTGGGTAGTCTGCGAGTATCGTGCCTCTATCTCAGGGTTGAACTCTCCATCGACAGTCTTGCGAACGGCATCGGACTTGAAGAATTGGAGCATGGACGCACTAGGGAGAAGATGGAACACGGCATCTAACTCATTTGCATCCGGCCAGGTCATCTCGAATACACCTTCTGCCGTGCTTATGTATTGTAGCGTCCCAATGGATTGTTCCATGTCTGCCTCGAATACTCCGTAGCGATTGTCCCTGGTGAATGGTTGATACTCCGTGTCGGCATCACCGAGGGATGATCGTGCGCCATGCACCCATCCATCCTGTAGTAAGTCCGATGCGAACCCGAATAGCTTGAGAGGTCTTACGGGGCGCACGAAGTAGTCAATTGACCTCCTCTTCTGATTGGATGTCGTAGCATTTCCCTCTGTCCCATAGATGTCTGTCGTCAGGATTCCTTCTTCAGTCCGGTTCAGGTATGTCTTTCTTAGGATGTATGTTCCACCCCAGGGTGGGAGATCGCCCGAACCTCTTACGGCCCATGCATCCTTCGCATGAGTCTTGGCCGCATTTAGAACGGCAGGGTTTGCGGGTAGTGTGACTGTCGCAGATACATCGCCATTCGATCCACTACCACTCATCACTATGTCCGGTGCGGTGGTGTAGCCCGAACCACCGTTTGATATGCTGACTGTTGCTAACGGCCCTGTCGAGTCTAGTGAGGCGGTGATAGTCTGTGCGGTTCCACCACCGGCAAGATTAGTGGTCGCTGTGACCGTAGGTACTGATGTGTATCCACTTCCGTTGTTCGTCACATTGACGGCAGTTATCGTGCGAGTAGTCGGATGGCCCGTGTTGATGCTCGCAGTTAGCGAAGCCCCTCCTGATCCTGCTACTGTCACCGCAGGGGCGGAGGTGTATCCATCGCCCGCATTGTTCAGAGTGACTGAGGCTATCGTTCCACTCGTGTTCATACCAATATCGGCATTGGCGGCAGATTGAGTGCTGCTATCAATCCCATGTCCAAGAGAACTTGCTGTGGTTATTTGTATGACTTTGGTTCCGCTATTCGTGAATCCTGCACCTGCGGCAGTTAGAGAGTATGTAGTTGCTTGGTAGCCCTTCCCTGAGATGTAGGTATAGCCAATCTTGCCTGTTGCAACCGTTGTATGAGCAGGGCTAGTTTGAGTGATCTGGAACAGAACTGTGCTGCCTGATGCCCCAACTCCGTTCTGACTCAATGTCCTTATCTTGCTTCCAGAACCGAAAGAGAAAGACGACACATGAAAAAGTGTCACTCCTGTGAACGAGTGGTTTGAACCCGCAGTAGTAGTCCCTGTGTATGTGAATGATAGTGTATTTGCCCCATCTCCTATGTATGCTGTGCCGCTTGAGGGCCATGAGTTAAGAGGGTTGCCCGATGCCAATGTTATGGTTCCTCCGGTGAATGAGTAAGGCCCACTTCCAGTGCTAGCAACAGTCATGTTCGTGACTAAATCGGGATGCGACCCTGGCTCAATAGTCAATTGCACGTCACTAACTCCATTCCCTGCGACAGTAGGGTTTGTCATCGACACGCCGAAGGACAAAACGGCTGTTGCCGTTGCTGTCGTGTTCCCTGGGGTGGCAGATTGGGGTGTGGCTACGGTCAGAGCAGGTGCAGAGCTGTATGATCCACCGGAGGATACTGCTATGCCGGACAGGGGCTTGCCATCAGGACTCAGAGTGTATGTCCCTGCGGCCCCCGAACCACCACCGCCCGAGAATGATAGGTTTTTGTTTTGCACTCCCGAACCTGTGTATTGTTGGGAGGAGTTCGTGGCAAAAGAGAGGCCGTTGTTTGGAATTGACGTAGTAGTGGTGTATGTCCCTGAGAATCCTGACCCTCCACCACCACCTGTGGCGGTAAGTGTGCCACTTGGGAAGGTATAGCCTGACCCTGGCTCATCAAGGGAGAGTGCAGATACTTGCGCCCCCCCATCACCCTTGTCGTCTTTCGCATCGGGACTCCATGTGGGCAACGTGTAGGGGTTGCTAATGGTTTGACTTGTTGGGCTTGAGGGATTGATTGTCATGTTATGTGTAGTGAACTTCGCATTCACCGACCAGGAAGGCATGACGGGGAAGTGTTGGCCTACTATCAGATCACTATTCAGGGACGCGGCTTTCGTGGAGATGACTGAGTATTGGGTTTTCTTATTGTCCTGACGCTCGCTCTCAGTCTGTATAACGAACCCTAATCGTGGTTCTGTGCGTGACTGAACCTGCCTGTGGTCGCTTATTTCCGAGAGAGGGATAGGTGTGAGGCTATTGATAGTGGCATTCGTGTGCGTTCCAATGCCCCATCCTGTGGTGGGATAGTGGACGTTTGATGTGTTTGAGTGGTCTATCGCAGATGCATTCGTGTGCAGAGCGTTGCCTTTGAGGTGGTGGAAACCTCCGCCTACTCCGAATTGTGACGAGCTAGTAGCAGAAGGAGAGTTGCTCTGAGAGTAGGAGTTTGAGCCGGTGTATTGCGTCAAATCAATGAAAGGATCAGACCCCTTGTTCATTGGAATGGCCTTCAATGGCTCATTAGTCCCTTTGTCTGGATCAGTCTTAGACTCCCAAACCCCCGCAGGGAGTGACGTAGGCTTGACTAACCCCGCAGATTCGATACCTAGTGTCAAACCCATGCCAATCGGTTGTTCTGACCCCATTGGTCTCTTGTTGCTCCTCCTGATTACACTTGAGAACGGTGTTGCTTCGGCAGTATGTGAGGTTAGGACTACACCGACAGGCATAGTCCTCTCCACCCCATTGTAGTCCGCAGGGAATACCCAGGAGTCGCCGTGAGTAGTGACGTTGGGCAATTTATTCATTGAATCGTGAATCCCTCCATCGAATCTCCCCTTCCCATAGACTGGTTGATTGGCAGCTTGATTCTCATTGGGATCTCCGGCAAGCATATCCAGAGCATCCGATCCGGTTCGGAAACCCCATGCTCTAACGGGCAATCTCCTACTGTAATCATATGCGACCATACTATCAACAACGGAAACATACTTCGTGAATGAAACGCTGTCAGTATCGGTGTCGTAAGATATGTTCACACCCGATCTCTCAGGATTTATCCCATCGCCTATACCTTCGCCCCTAGTATGTCGCACATTCTCATACTCTCTCTTCAGACGTAGGGTTCCCTGGGGTTCCCTAACAGTAGTATGACCCATGAGAACAGCATTAGCAGACTTCAATCCGACTATATTCCCATGCCCTCCTGCATTCAATCCATTGTATCCATAGTTCTGCAACCATTGTGTGACATATATTCTCTCGAAGGGTAGGGCATCCTCTGCCTGTGCAGTAGTAGTAGGGTTGGAGTGGTTGCGGAGGTAGAGGCTCCTCGTAGGGGGGTAGTTGAGAGAGCGAGGAGCACCTGCCTCCCTGTATCTGAAGGTCATGTAGTGCTCTCGACTCGTTCCGAGTAGTGCCGGATGACTGTATTCGGCCAACCAATGGCATAGGAATGCGTCTGGAACACACCCTGTCCCTGTGTTGTCCTTACCTAGTAGTGCAAAATCACCATTTGTAGCAGTTATACCACCACTACCCCCTGGTGTAAGGGCCGCTAAGTTGAGGTATTCGGGGTCGTGACACAGGAGTGGAGGCACAGTAGCCAATTCTGTTCCAGAACGGGGAACTGCAACGCCTTCTTCAAGCCCTAAAACGAAGTAAGCAGAGGTTCCTGAGTCAATTACAGGGGCAATTGGACGGCCTCCGGCGAGAGTGTAGTCACCGAGAACGAAGCCGTTCGTTATGGCCTCAGAACTTGTGTTATATCGGCTCCCACCGGACAAAGCAGAGGCTAAAGTGAGCCTAGTTGGCCCCGAATTTGAGGTCGTGGTGCGACTTGAGGCAGCTCTCCGCACCAAATGACCCGCACCAATGGTTTCTGTGTGCTCCTGACCAGGGGCTACGAGGTAGTCTAAATCGGTTCTAGGGGTGACGCTAGAGTAGGTTGCCTTCACATCAGGTAGTCTGAAACCTGAGATTTCTGACCCAGGAACGCCATCTGAGGCAAAGGAACCATTGGCACGGTAGCCACTCTCATCCTTCACTTCAATAGTGTCTAGCTCAAAGATAGTTGAGGAGTTGGTCGCCTTCGATGATCCGAAGACGTGATGCTTGTGTTCTGTTTCTGCCTCAAAGAGAAGAGAATAGGATGAACCGTGCGAACGGTGCAACTGCCTCCTCATTGCGGCTGGTGTGCCTCTATGAGTCATTGGGGTCACGAAGGAATGCCCCTGCCTTGCAAAGCGTATCCTGTGGTGAGGGAAAGGGTAGCCTGTGTCTGTTCCGTTGTTAGTTTGAGTGAGAACCGCCCCTCTTTCCGCGTGATCGGTTATCCTATGCGCTGCGAATAAGCGCGTTGAGCCGCTTGGAACGGCTCCGGCGGTAGTGTGGGGGGTCAGACCCTGTTTGGTCGCCATATCGGGATGCAGAAGCCTCTGAACGTGGAAGATTAGCATCCTGTCGTGGGTGTCGAACTGTGAAGCACCACCTGATGCCTCTGCTACGCCTGGTTTGCGAGGGTCTGGTGCCGTTAGGCCACCTAACCCCCACGTCATGTTAGACCACGCTTGAACGCGGTCATGGCCGCTTCTAACGAACACCTCTCCTGGTATCTCAGAGGGATCAGGCAGTTGAATCTGCATATTTGGAGTCAGTTTGCCGTCTGTGGTGGATGGCCCTGTGACCTCCTCTCCTGTGATTGGATCTATCCTGGTGTTCTGCACGGTGAAGTCTTTGATGACTACTCCGAGGGGGGATTTGCCAAACAGAGTCAGTTTGTTGCCTTGATCATCGACAGTAGTGATGTCCTCGAACACCCATTCCTCATTACTGATCTGCAATCCAGATACTCTGAGGGTATTGGTAGCCTTAGCTGAGAATATGGGACGAGGGACATTTATGCTGTTGTCACCATCAATTCCTGCCGTCTCAAAGTTGCCAACATATGTGATGTTCGTCAAATTGTCCTGAGAATCGGAGAGCATATTGTTGGAATTGCTCGTGGCGGTTGCCCTATACCCGTTGTTCAGATGGAACATATCTCCCGAAGAGGCAGGAAGGGTTGTCCCATATTCCATATCTGCCAATTTAATATTGTTGGATCCGGTAGTATCCGTCTCGACTTTCGTAATATGGGCGATAGAAGGTTCTGTGACTGTATAGTCTGGAGGAGGTATGTCGGGGAGGTTGCACGAGTTCAGTCCTTCTATACTGAATCTCACATATCCATGACCTGTTGAATGTGCAACTGCGGTGGAACCTTTTGAGTCATAATTAGGAGCTGGGAGTCCCATGTTCCCCCCATCCATTGGTTTTGCGCCTAGATACCACATCGGAACAGATGCGCCGATGCCCTGGATGACCGGCCCTCCGTTTGCTGGTGCCCAATATCCTCCGGCTGCATTTGGAGTCACAGTTTCCCAAGTCATCACAATCGTGTGCTTTGCGGGTTCTCCGGCAATCGTAGCCGTAGCAGAGGTGAGAGTTTCAGGGTAAGAGCCACCTACTTGGGTGATTTGGGATTGGAGAGTGCCACCTGTGACTGTGAAATCGACATAGGATGTCTGATCGAAAGGAGTTGAGTTGTATTGTCGCCCACCTCTCCTGACTACTGAAACACCCGTGTAGGTGATTGAAAGATTAGTGTGATTGCCATCGTTGTAGGTCAATGTTCCACTCTGAGGCATATCTGAGGGGAATCCATTGCGATAAGCACCATCGAACTTCACTCGAAGAACCTGGGCAGATTTGGCAAGGGTAGCAGTTGTCGTATGAGATGGTTTGCCGGACATTCGGACGTATCTAGCCCTCAAGTAGCGAGTCTTGCTATGCTCTCCTTGTTGAATTGCCCTGCGACTGTTGATCTTAGCCGCTATGAGCCTAGTGGCTTCCTCCGTCCCTAGATTGTAGGTCTTGCTGTTCGTATCGTCAGTAGCGGCTTGCTTCAGATCCACTACGATTACGTTCGTGTCCTCTGCAGGAGCAGAAGCAGTAGCAATAGGGGTGCGGACGATGACTGTCACTCCCTGCTTCCATTGGTCGTTGGTGTTCGTGCCGTATTCCCAATCAGTCACGGCATCGCCGTATTCCGTATCGGGATAGGTGATGTGCATTGCGAAGAATCCGCTTGCGGGGTATCCACTAGCAGAACCAAGAGGAGTAGTCCTGGCCGGATAGATTTGCTTCGTGTATCGAGTCATCACCACACCCCCCTACTTGCAAATATCTCATCGCAATCCGAATCGGGCAGAGCGTAGTTGAATATCGCTACGTTCGCAAGGGCGGTTTCATGCAACCATAGATTATTGCCGTAGGTATTGACACCCGAATCTGAATCATTTGAAGCACCCGCCCCATCATCTGTTCCACACGCTAAAGTCGCACTACCAGAAGTGTTGCTAGTCAAGTCAGTCCAACTAGCAATGATGTCTGATCTCCTGATTGTCGATAGACCGATGAATAATGAATTGGTTTTTGGGTTGCCGTCACAGAGGTCAGGAGGCAATTGAGCAGGTAGAGCACTAACTGATGATGTAGCAAGTGAACGAACATTGTTCACATAATTCGATGCATTCGCAGGAAGATTGGAGCCGCCTGTCAGACTAATCATACTTGACTCATCATGGCTTTGAACTGCGCCTGTGCCTGTGTGCCAACGCTGGAATCTCAATGCTGTGGAATTGCCCGCACGGAAATCGACAACATTACTTGTCACTTTCACAATCAAGTTAGTCCATGTCAATTTTTGCACTTGCAAACCACCATTTGTGATGCCTATCGTTTTCCTAGTGTATCCAGAGCCATTGTGATAGATGTATGATGGTCTGATCTGTTGCCAAAGAGTTGAGCTTCCGGTGAGTCCTCTTGTTCCAGAGATATACAAACCCCATCTATACCCTCTCTTATCGACTCCCGAGACAAGAGGGCCACTTGCTACTTCGGAATCGCCAGCAAAACTCGTATCAGTTGGCTTGAACCACACGCTGATGGTGTGATCCTGAGAGCAATCGAACTCTTTGAGAGGCCCATACTCCACGCTATGTGTGGCAGTATCCTGGTTGAAATGATGTGCAGTAATGGCCGTCTGCCCATTGAAATGGATTCCTTTGTCAGAAGAGTCCACCGAATTAGCAGGGCCGTTTGTGCTTACTGCCCCTACTCCTCCTGCCCTGATGAACATGACCTTGTTCCCTGCTGCCGCAGTTCCCGATCCATTTGACACGCTGTCAATTCCCCAAAAACCCAGGGTGGACATTCCTCCGCCACCTGTATAACTGAAAGCCTCGGCATTGCCATTGTCCAATAGGACGTAGCCATTGAATGTCGCATTAGTAGTGGAGTTTGGCTCAACCGTGTATCTGAGTTGTTGGTTTCCTATTACGGCATCGCCCGCAGTAGCCGTGAAGTTGATTGCATTGCCGTTTTGCAAGGCTACTCCTGTCAAAGTGTTGCCATTCTTGCCTGTGTATCTGCAAGATGTCCCATCAATGTTGATTATGTTCTGAGCACCTGAAGCTCCTGTCGCAGAAGCCGTGCCGACATAGAATCGTGATGCATCAGTAAGAGTGACGGAGGTAGCACCGGATGCCATGTTCGAGGCCAACGTGGTGCTGGCCCCCTTGATGGACATCTGCGACCAAGTTCCGCTTAGGCTGCTTTGCAGTTCCCCTACGAAACCTCGCACGAGTCTTAGTTTCGACCCATAAAGATCCTCCACGAAGTAGGAGTCGTTCTGACCCCAGGGAGTCCCTACTGTTGTCGTAGGAACATCAACCGTAGCCTCATTCAACCTGGCATAGAACAAAGCCCTGCCTAGTGTTCCATCCTTCCTCTCCACTAGCTTGTGGTGTATCCCTCTTAGGGTGTTGTCGTTGATGGTGTCGTTGTTCGTTATATCGGTGAAGTCCAAGACCGCAGATGCCGTGCTGACTTCGTGCAGGTTCTGAAATCCTGAGAATCCTGTTGGCCCCTTAGAGTAGTGGTGAAGGAAGTCATCGCTGTAGTCGTTAGCCGTCCCATCGCTGATGTCGAAGGTGACTCCGGTATGTCCTCCTCCGAAATACACGATTCCCTCAGAGTCTGAACCAGGATAGATCAACTCGAACTCGACACCTCCGATGGTGGCTCCTTCACTATCATAGAATGTCTCAAGGAATTGAGTCATGGTTTCTCCACGAGGAGTGATGTTGCGTATGAAGAAGCAGTTAGTCAGGACATCTGTTGAGGTCGGCAATCTCTGTTGGTCTATGGTTTCAAAGTCCGCTACTGCTGATCCGACCCTCAGTATTCCCTTCTTGTTCGGCCCCATGAACGTGGTGATTCTCTTGAGGTAATCCTCAACGCTAGTGCTAACGGCGATGTGAGAGAGGCTTGTCTGAGTAGTGAACTCAAGGAGGGTAGGGCTTGTCATAGGTATGGCTCTCTGCAACTCCTCATTATTTGCTAAAGTCTGACCGATGTTTCCTGTGAAGACTATCTGTGTTGCAGTTAGCGAGCTGATTGTCCCTACGCTTGCCCCATCATTGTCATAGACTGTCTCACCTACTCTAAATTTCGTTGTCGCATCGACAGTATCAACCGCAATAGTCGTGGTTGAACCACTACCATACCCCGACCCGTTGTTCACCAATACTCCGCTATCCTCATACTTCGTAGCACCATCTAACTCCTCACTTGCAGGGCTTGCAACGGTTGTGACTTTGAAAGAACTGCCAAGACCATTATAGGATCGTGTGGAATTAGTCGAATCTAAGGCACTTCCTGATGGTGCGCCCCTGAATGTCGAGATAGGAACGAACGTCTCTCCATCTGCCCCTATTGGCATCGGAGAGGGTATCAGATTGGGTTGATACAACCTACTGTTGCTTGATAGTAGTCCTCCATAGCCTACGACTTGGACAGGTTTGTAAGAATAGGGAGTGTTGTTGCTCAGACGGATGTTGAAATTCCGCCCCGATGCACCTGGGACTGTGCTATGGATGACAATGGTGCTCCCTGCCTCTCCATCCCTGCTCTCTGTCCCTGTTCCTATGAATGCACGGACATAACCCATGTGAGTCCCTGTATCCTTGTTGGTAGCGACAGAGGGGAATATAGGAGGGGGGTCGAAGGCACTCCCTCCTTCGCTATTCTTCGCTTGAGGATGCCCTGCCATGTTGATTCTCCTGATCACCTCATTCACGCACAGATTGAACTCTCCCATCGTATTAGCGACATCGCTGAAGTCAATCTCTAATGGCCTGACGTATTCTAAGGCCGTTCCATCTGATTTCTTGCCCTTCAATCCGAGGTAGTTGGTTTGACATATGACTGGATGCAAGGATTGCCTGTCGTTTGCCGCCTCGTTGTTCTCCAGGATGTCCCACTCGAATGCCTCCATGTTCGGGCCATTTAGGATGAGGTATCGTGAGGAGTTGTTCGGATCCACATGAACGGCATCAGTATTGAGTCCCATGATTGTCCTGACGGCAGTTGCTATATCACTAGCCACTTCGGCAGTAGTGTCGTCATTTGGTATCTGAATGATGAAGTCTTGAGCGTTATTTGGGACTGAAGACGAACCATCTAGGATGATGTATCCTCCCATAGTCACCGTCATTCCAGGGTCAATATCAGTAGTCTGATTCGTGCTACTGCTGGCATTGTTGATGGTGTTCAGAGGATTCCACTCAAGGGTGTTCACGGTTATCTGGTTGTTGCCCGAGTTTAGATTACTGACTTTGAGCATCACCCCATAGCCATCATTCAACACGCCTTCACCGACTGTGATGAAGAAGTTAGTGTCTGCCGCATTCCCTGCAAGCCCCCTCTCACCTGTCGCAGAGAGGAAAGGAGTGATGTCATCCACAGTCAGGGTATTGCTACCGCCTCCGCTTATTGCGGTCACAACCGCTTGCACGGATGGCCTCTGACACCTAATTACCCACCTACCACTACCATATGCCCAAGCGTATAGCTGATCAGTCACCTCGAAGGAGGCTACCGGACTGACTTGACCCCAATCAACGGCAAAGCGAGACTCGTTGTCCCTCATCTCCGGCCTGTTAGTAGCCATCGTGCAATCGACAGTCATCTTGAATCTCTTGTCAGATGGCAGAGGGGTTCTCGCATCATTGTCTGCCGCGACTAATGCATCCACATCGAAGAACATGGAGGGGAACAGGGGTATCTCAGTCACGGCTCTCGTGGATGCGTAGTATGTGGATGTCTGCTTGTCATTACGAACAGATGCATTGCCCGCGCCTACTATCTTGTCCTTCCAACCAGGGAGGAAGGGGTGTTCTGCATATGTGGGTTGAATATCCATCCCACCCTGTCCTGGCCCTCCTAGAGTCATAGTCACAGTAGGGGTTCCCAAGTCACCTATTTCTTTCACAGGAGATCCTTGCCCGATATTGAAATCACGAGTGGAACGATGGTCGATTACATCCATTAGGAGGGATCGACCTTCTATAATTACCTTCGAGTCTCCTTCATCCGCACCCGTCTGAGGAGTTATCTCTTCGATTCGCCCTCGCATGAGATTCTTCTCTACTGTCGCAAGCGAGCTATCTTTCGGAGAGTTAGACGTGTGAGATACATCATCCAAAGCGGCATATTTGTCACGATTAGCAGGGTGGGCTAAGACGTAGTTTGAGTTTCCCGTCAATTCATTATCTATGACATCATAAACAGAGAGGTCAGACCGCCTGAGTGACGGAGGAGTCAGTTTTGAGGATGTATGGGAGATTCGATTGTTGCCACTTGGAGATGAAATATACATCAAGTGGAAATCGGAGTTGCTGGAATCATCAGGAGTATTGGTGCTTGCTATTGCTTTCGGAGGGGCGTTGCCAATGATCTCAACTCCATTCCCATAAGCAGTATTCTCAATATTGATGAATGGCGAGGGAGTTATGTCACCTGTTGGGTTAGACGACAGGGTGTTGGAAGCAGGTCTGTCATTGAAGCTAGTCGTAGGTAGGCTAACCAATCCTCCTGGGGCGGTGACTGTCAGAGTGATTGCCGAACCGTCTGTCTGATTGCCCGAATAAGGTCTTCTAAGCCAATCTGAGAGCGTCCGACCACCGAAGACGGCACTACCACAGGGAATGGTCTTGGACACGACTAGGTAAGCCGCATTTCCGGTAGCATGATCGGGCCGAAACTTAGCAGCCACTCCTGATGTTGCTAAACTTGACCCTGCCACTACTTCTCCTGTCAGATCTATGGCGTTATAATGCACCAGAATCTGATTGGGGCCACCTGCACTAACTAATACGGCTGGAGAGTCAATTACGGCCACTCTACTCTTTCTTTCGGGTGACAAGTGCCTGATGTAGCTGTCATTCGTAGGGACTCCTCCTGAGAAATCAGCAGTATGCTCGGTATCAAGTCCCTTGAGCATAAATGGCTTCACATTGCTAACTGCAATTGCCACTATCTCATCCCTAGTGGAAGCATACACGTTCTGACTGATAGTTTTGTCATAGAATCCTACGCCGGACTCGACCACTATCCTGTTGAATACATTGGTGCTACTGCTTCCCGAGTCAGTTGCCGAGATCGTTGAGGCTTTGTTGATGATGGTTGAAATCTCTCCATGATAAGCAGGTTCCGTCACTCTTACCTTCTCATTTTCTGAAACAAGAGTGTGCAGAGAAATGTTATCATTCTCATATCTGAACGTATTAGCAATCCCCTGGACTGTTTGTTTTACTGTTTGTCTATCAGGAGACGGTAGCATCTTCAGGAAGAAATCGCCATCTATTAGGTTGTAAGTCGTGACCGCACCCATACCTGCGTATGTTTCACTTGGCTCATACAGAGTATTAGCATCAGTCGCAGATGTGCTACGGCTCTTGGTGGAGAAGAAATAGGCATCGTTTGAATATCCCGAGCTATCGGTGAATCGTTGCCCCTGGAGATAATGAGCAAGAGTGAATGTGTCCTTCTTCCTTGTTCTCTGACCCGATACTGAAGTATGGGTTTCTTCATTACCAGGGTCAATCAATAAATCGGCTTTTCCTATCGTGAAATAAACAGGTGTGTTATCCGTATGGGAGAATAAGTGGCCTTGCGTCTCAGGGAGGTTATCGACAGTCCCGTTTGCAGCATCATTCGCTAGATGGACAGACGTGCAATTGATTCTGTTATTTGCAAAGTCCAATCCTGTTATTCGGATCCTCTCAATTCGATTCACAGAAGGATTCAATGTCGAAGTGCTTGATGTGCTAAGGACGGCATTGTTGTTGTATCTGACATTCTGAGAATCGGGAGGAGTTATGATTCCTGTGCTTGGGCTAGTCCCTGCATGGTTGATAACTGCATTAAGGACTGTTGAACTGACTCCTGTGAAGTATGCTTGATCAGTCAAATCCAATGTCGAAGCATACCATGTCTGATCCTTGACTTCATCCAACTCAATCCCCTGCGTCATAGCCGCTAGTTTCTCTAAAGCAGTATATCGGTCTGCTGGCCCTCCTGGGTTTGCAGAATAGTCCCGTAATTTGAAATGAGTAGTGTTGAAATCATAGCCAATTGCTACCAAAGGGGTATCCAGGAGGCCATCATGAGTATCCGGCCCATCTCTCCCCTGATGAGTCGCGCCTGGTCTTGCATTGTCGAAGAAATAGAATTGAGGGATGTCATATTCATCGTCAAAAGTCCACAAGCCGAATGTATCCTCCGTCTTTGTCAGAGGTTCAACCATCGGATTGACTATACCTTGAGATATTCTTACACTTTCGATGATGCCTCTGTATTCTCCCCCTCTCCCTCCAATGAATATGTCCGATGAGGATTGATTGACTGTGTTATTCTCGCCACCTAGTATCAGTTTCGCAACAAGATCGCCATTGATGAAGCATCGCAACTCATCTTGCGTATATTGAGCAGTAATCAACATCAGACCTTGTTGCCCAATAGTCATATCCTGTGGTCGATGGGCATTAGAGGAGGAAGAATACACTCCTGAGTTATTGGAGGTCATCACAGGAGCATCAAATGCAGTTGATAAGGTGCTAGGGGTATTTGCCGTCTGGACTTGGAACAATAATTTACCCGAAGAGAAGGGGTTGCCACAACTTAGTTTGAACGACCCAGGTTTTTCGACCACGACTCCTCCGTAATCAGGGATTATGTATGCATCAATGGTAAATGCTCCTTGAAGCGCATTCAATGGGTTAGAAGGCGATTCGAGATGCATTCGTCCGGTCTTCGTTGCGTGACTCTTTGTCGATTTCACCGTTCCGGCGAACTCGGCGGGCCTCAGATCGAAACCTGCTTCTCTGTATTTCCCTGTGGGAACTACTAATCCATCTGTGAATCCATTTAGACGGAGAGCTTTGCCATGAAACCTCACAACGCCCATATCATATTCCCACCAATTGTTCCACCGCAGCGAAATTCAACTCATATTCCCAAAAACCATCACCGGCATTGTAAGATGGCTTGAACATCTGCAAAACAACAGGTATTGCAACTCCTTGTTCGAGATATGGGTTAGGCCGTATAGTCTCATTATTGACAACAGTAGTGGGATCGAACTCTTTCGTATTTTCTAGTGCAGAGTAATCAGTCCCTATCCCTGCGGGGATTAGGTATTGTCTGAGAACCCTATTCCCTGTGGTTGAGGAAGCCAGGGACTCATATGGAACTCTGAGGCCCACGATATACTTCTTCACCGTCTTCATATCATCGACCCGTAGGAAACGAGATGCATCGAAAGATGCAATACCATCTGGAATGTCGATGACTGATCCTGCCATGACATTTGGATTAATCAAAGCCCCACCCGCACTCATATTTGATAGGTTCAGAAGGTCTTGGACTTTATCCTCCATAGTCATCTGTTGAGCTGCAATTCCTCCCGTTGCATTTGTCACCCAAAACTGATTTGTCCAATCCGAACCCACATTATCCTTTGAAACCACTACTGTATGATTGCCAGCCGTGCCAAAAGTCTTGTTTGCAATTGTGATTTTCTCGCCATTGAATCCTGACCCTCCTTGTTGATCCTGTGAGAGCGTCTCGAATTGGCCGGAGGACTGTGAAGTAGTGAATATAGCGGAAAAGTTAGTAGTGACGGTATTCACTTTCACTTGAGCACTCCCTAATGCAGATGCTATCGTATCTGCCAAACTGTCACTATGAGTAGTGGAAGAGATATTCACAACAATGATGCTATTAGTGGCTACGGTGCTACTTCCTGATCCATTCTTCAATTGAATAGTTATGTCCTCTCCAAGACCGGCGTTGATTTGCCCTATACTCTTGAAATTTATCTCCACCCCATCTAAATCAAGTTTAACGGCATTCCAACTAGAATATAGCTCATACCACGCAGCCTTCAATGTCTGACTCCCATTGATTGATGTGTCTATAGTGAATGCAGACCCTGCTCCTGATGTTGCCTCTGTGTCATCCGTGAATATGCCGCCAATTTGAATCTGAATGTTAGTCTGATTGAGGTCAAGGGCGGCACGAGTGTTTATGATCGGCAGAGAGTATGCAGTAGTCACTCTGACTAAATCGAACATGATGCTTTCGGCATCTAATTCCAATATGCTGCTATCGCGTCTAATCAACTGAATCTTTGGCATCAGATACCCCTCCCATAACCGCCTGACCTGGAACGGGACTTGAAGACTCTTTGAACTTCCTTTCCTACTGCCTTCGCAATCTTCTCTGGATCGCCATTAGCACCACTCACGTTGATGTTGAAAGTCCCACCTCCGCCCCCTCCTAATTCTCCCTCAATAGCAACAGGGATGCTATTTCCATCGGGCAATGGGACTACTGCCTCCGTTCCATGCAGTATGGCAGGGAACCCACTCTTTGGCCCCTTCATGATGCCGCCGGTAGCTCCCTGTGGCATCAAAGCACCCAAAGCGGCCCCTCCCATATCCATTATCCATTCTCCTGCATCACCCAAAGCACCCATTATGTCGATGCCACCGAGCCACTCAAGGAGATCGTCAAATTTGCCTGTGACGAAATCATACAAACCTTGAGCACTATCCATCAATGGTTGGAAGGGGTCTTCTTCACCCTGCAAAAGATTGGAAATAGATTCAAAAAGTGAACCAAATAAATCAAGCATTTGATCAATTGTTCCTGTGATAGTTGTGAGGAGTGATTCCACCATGCCAGCAAATATGTCAAATTCTTCTGTTCCGGTTAATTTGGCAATTTCAGTTAGGACTGTGCCAACGAGTGTCATTATCATCTCTATAAATTCGGAAGTCAAGTCTATTATTGAGTTGAATATCTCGATAATCCCCCAATCATCCAGGGCATTCCATATGTCCTCAGCCATAGCAATGATGGTTTCCGAGAGATCCATGCCCGAATAGCCCATTGCATCCAACATATCCGTCACACCCTGTATCAAGGGGTCAAGTCCGTCTTTGAGATTCTGCCATGCACCTCGAAGCGTATCTAAAAATCCGACATCCTCCAATGCCTGGGGTATCTTGTCATAATTGTCCAGGACATGAATGATTATATCGACTACTTCGCCAAACAACTCTTCGGCAAGGCTAACCCATGTGTCAATGACACCAGAGGCAAGATCGAAGACAGGTTGAAGGTCGAACTCTCCTATTTTCTCCCATGTTTCCACCAATTTATCTCTCAAACGCCCTATTGAGGCAACCACCCCCTCTGATGCTTCGTTGCCCTTGCCCAAGCCACCGGCCAAGAGTGCGAGGAATGCAACGAATGTCATGAGGACTGTAATTATCCCAAGAAATGAGAGTCTGACGCTTTTTGAGGTCTTGTCCAGAACTGTGAAGGGTTTGGTGAATAGTTTCAAGGGGCTGAGAACCGCACTAATGGCCGGTTTCAATTTCATCCACACGTCCAGGAAAGGGCCGAAAGCCTTGCTCAGAATCGTGACCTTCGCATAGGTTGCCGTCAATGATTTGTTGAATTTACCCTTCAACGCCGCATTGGTCTGTGTGACTTGCTTTGTGAAATCTGCAATGCCACCATCAGCCATCTTCTTCCCTCAGTTTTGCATTCATTAAATCGAAACTATCTGTAAGGGTGGCACTATCACTTGTTGTCCGTAGTGGCCTCCCTTTATTTCGGTTTCCTCCGGCATTATAACGAGAAGACTGAGAATTATACCTTTTTTGATCATCTGCTTGCTTTTCTTGAAAGGCTCTGACGAAGTTATACAGGAATTGAACCTCATCGGGAGGTTGATTATCCCAAGAGTGAGGTGGGCAGTTGAAATGAGTGCCTAACACGAAGGTAATCGCCCGATATGAGAGCATTAGGCTCTGTTTGGGGGTGAAGTCGCCTACCCTTCCATCTGAATTGAGAAACAATCGCAGCTCGGGGTAGGTTATCCCAAAGGGGCAGACTCACCGCCGGAAATTGCACCCACTAACTCATCAATACCTGGGAGTATCCCCACTATTGCCTTCCCGACCTCTGGACTGATCCTAAGAATGTCTTTCTTGGGGATCGAAGGCTCGGTATTCTCTATGCAATTCTTGAGGATGTATCTGTAATAGCCACCGAAGTCAATTTTTGGAACCGCTTCATCACCATCAATCTGAAAATCCACAAATCTCGAAACTGCTTCTTGCTGCTGAATCCATGACATTGGCTTAATCCATACGACAAGATTGCCACTTGGAGTTTCGACATCATGCCGAATGGCGGTGGTTCCTACGAGGAAATCATTCGCTTTCAGAGCCATCTACCTCATCTCCTCCGTCTTCGGTGGTTTCTGCAACCGCCTCTGACGTTTCCCCATCAAGAGGGGCATCGTCTGTGGCACTTGCCTCCTCCTCGACTACTGCTGGCGGAGTGTATCCGCCTGGATTGTTGGCATCCCATGCCCTCAGCCTGTTGATCAACTGTTCCTTGTTGCCATAGATAGGCTCACCTCTCTGTTGTAGCAGGACTTTCAGCTCGGTGACGGTCAAATCCTCATATCCATCTTCAGGAGGTGCTTCTTCCTCGACTACGGCGGGTGCAAGCGCACCTTCGAGAGTTATCTCGGATGCACTCAAACCTGGGCCTTCTACTATCTCTTCGCCTATTATTGTCCAATCAACCCACTCTCTTGAGCCATTGACTGTGATGAATCCCGTTAATCTCATTGTATATCCCTCATCCTCAATGGTTCTTTACTCTTCTCTCATAGAATGAAGTATGGATTGTTTTCTGTGACCTTCATGTGTCTAACTACTAACTCAACATCTGCCTCAATTGGCCCCTTGTCCGAGGGTATTTGGTGATCCGCCTTCATGATTGTATAATCCTCTATTGTAATAGTTGCAGTTTGCCTTGTAGTCGCGCTTCCTGGCTTTGTCATCGTGAAGGTGATGTCATTTGTGTTCTGATGATGTCTGCGAGTCCTCAATTCCTCCCAAAGCCTGTCATCCTCCACTAGAGCCTTGAACGTGAAGGTGTATTCCCTTGCTCCTTCTGTGATGTCCATTGGTGTCTGCGTAGCTCCGTGTTGAACCTGATCGCTATCGTTCGATGCCCCTTCATATCCTCTGATGAACCACCGAGCCGTGTTAGTATTGGAGACACTAACGCTGAAAGAAGTTGCTCTCAGGACGGGGCGACCAAATATCTCAATACTGATGTCTTGGAAGAGGTATGGCTTCTCTCCATCAACTGCGATTCCGCTAACTTTTCTGTTTGCAGAAGTGTTTGCAGTATTGTCGAACATCCTGTGGGGTGCGAATTTACTCCCTGTATCTGTGTAGTTTCTAGCCGCCTGATAATCACAGGAGATTTTCAATTCCCCCTCTGTATCTGCCGTTATGGTGGCACTACCTACTTTGCAACCACTATACAGTCTGAGAAGTTGCTCGCCACCAGGAGTAGCATCGCTGTTTCTCAGGGATTGCTCAATGGTGAATGAAGGGAGAGTATTGTGTCCGAAGAAAGTATGCGTCACGCCGTTCTGAAGTTCTTTCGTAGTGGCATTGATGTTCGGGCTACCCTTTGTCGCATCTGCGGTGTATCGTAATCTGTCAATCCCACAATCTGCAACTGCGTGAGCATACAATAGCCCTTCTTCGAGATGGAGATAATCGCCACCAACTGCGATGACTCTCCTGATCTCATGCTTGAAGATTGTCGGAGGAGTTCCATCCTGCCCAGGAATCTGATGAGTGCTCTTGTCGATGATCTGCACATAGTCTCCAACAGAGAACATTGCACGAACGGTTGCACCCACATTGAGGAGAGTATCTCCAATGGATGCCGCACCTGCTAAGGGAGGCATTAGCACTACGCATTTGTTCTGAACAAGTGCTAGAGCTGCCGCACCGGAGTCGATGTCTGCTATCCCCTGGACATCATTAGAGGATATTGCCGTGTATGATGCGTATTTCGTAGTGCCGCTACTGTTCACTTTGAGGACACCGGCCGCAGTTCCGCTTGTGACGGCAAACACGGTCTTCGATGTCAAGGTGACATTGGTGCTACTTGTCGATGCCACTTTAGCACCGATCATGAAGTTGGTTCCACTTGTCGTGGACAGGCTATCTAACCCTGTAAATGTGGTTCCTGTCCCTCCAATTGCTGTGTAATCACCTGCGGTTCCCGAAGCAGATTGCAATTCGGCTCTGCCTGTCTTCGACCCATCGCCACCCACGTTGAATAGCTTCTCTGAGATAGTGTGGCTACCTGCTGCTAATGTCGCCAATGAGCCGTTGCCTCTTGCCGTATGCCCCCCAAGTGCATACTTCAACCACCTCATAGTGTGAGCATTGACCTCAAGCGAACCTCCATCGAGAGTCTCTCTGCCGCTTGTGATCACATTGACATCCCTGCCCATGCCAATGACGTGTTGCTTCCTCACATCTATCTGAGGCTCGGGAACGGCAAACTCGTTCAAGAGTCCAATGAATTGATCTGTTCTGACCTTCTGCCCATTGGTGGCATCGGACATCGAAGAGTCGAAGGTAGGGCATTGATATGACTCAATTAGAAGATTGTCGGATGAACCTGCCGCCTGGGATGCGCTTGTGGCTAATGCGGGTTGAACGGTGATTGTTCCGGCAGTTGTGTCATTTGCCGTGATGTAGTAGGATCTCCTCGTTGTTGCATAGTCATCTGCCGAGAAATTAGTCCCACCTGTGATTTTCGCAACGCACCCAACAAGGATGTTGTCAGGTATCTCCACGTCCGTTCCGCTACCCGTATGCCAATAAGCACCCGTTCCTACGGTTATCGTGCTAGTGCTACTCGTGCTTGATGTCAATGTCCAGGTGGCCCCATCGCACCGTAGTCCCGTTTCTTTTCCGAAGGAGACTTCGGCAAGATCTCCCTTGTATAGTGCATTCGCCATGTGCTATCAGAGATTGCTAATCGGGCAATGCTATTTAGCAACTATCACTCAGAATCGGAATCTTCGTCTTCAGACTCTTCTTCTGCGTCTTCTTCCGGTATAACGGAGGACTCAGCCCTATTGCGGGCCTGTTGAGCTGCGAATACTTCGGACACATCTCTGTTGAGTTGTTGGGTTCTGGACTGAACGTAGTTGGTAATGTCCTGGTTGCAAGCCTCGTGTAGCCTTAATAGAACCAAGCGATCAGCATTCTGTTGCTGGAGGATTGGTATTGCTTCTTCTGCGGTAATAGTGCGTGGCTCGTCAGTCATTATACCGCCTCGGGTGTTTAAGGTTCATAAAGATGTCAGGACTGAGAGCATTCGTGAGCATCAATTACGTCATAGCAATCATCGCCGATCACCAATAATCCACATTGGCTACATTCCACATAGACATTCTTCTCATTCTCTAAGATGAGGTCGTGTCGTTCTTTCTTCGTTAGTCCTTCGTGTATTTCAGCCATCTAATCTTGCCTCCAATTCCTCAACCTTAGCCGTCAGCTCCTGAACCGCCTTGACAAGCATCGGAACGAGCATTGACGTATCAAGGACGTGGAAGTCATCAAGTCCTTGCTCCTCTGTTAGTGTGACCGCATCGGGGATGACTTCCTTGAACTCCTGGGCGATGAAGTTTATCTGATCCTTCGCCCCGTCTATGTAGTCGAACTTGACGGGCCTTAGTGAGTTGATTACATCCAAACTCGAATCCAATTCGACTATGTTTTCCTTGACTCTCATGTCAGAAGACGTAGCCCAAGCCGAGTTCGTTGCCCTTCCTTGCCCATTGACATGGATGATATGGGAAGGAGCCGTGACTCCTATGCCGAGTTGCCCTCCTCCATCGAGATACATCTTCTCAGTAGGGGTAGTGCCGGAAGTCGTGCTGGATCTTGTCCAGAACATCATTCCCGTTGGTCTGCCCCAATTGGATGAGTCATCGCCCCTTGCACCGATACCTGCCCATTTGTCAGTTTCATCCTCATTACCCCATCCTGATAGTTTGAGTTTGATACCGACTCCGTATCCATCAGAATTTGCATTCTTGGCGTTGGCGACTGTCACAGGCCATTGGATGGTATCATCAGTTGATTGGGCGACAAGCGCACCCGTCACCTTACTATGGTCTGCCGCTTGCATCTGGTCGAATCCATCGTGGATGAGCCTCAAAACCGCTTGATCGGAGTATTGACTGTCATCACGGATGCGAACAAGGTCATTGTCCATATTGGATGCAGATTGGTTTCTCGTGATCTCCAAGCCAATGCCACTTGTCGTTGTGACAGTCCATGTTGGGTTGTTCGCCAGGTTGAGGTTGGTGTCAATATCGCCACCGTCTGCGGCCCACTCAAGGACGGTTCCACTTGAAGGCCACTTGAGAACTTGACCTGCGGAACCTGCTGTGCCAGGAATGACGTAGGCATTGTTGTTCGTTATCCCGCTTCCGTCAGATAGAATCTCGAACCTCTCAACTGCCGCACCGCTTGATACGGAGCTTGTTCCTGAATAGAATTTCAAGTGATTGACATTCTCTATTCTCCAATCGTTGTAGTTGTCACCCGTTCCCCAAGTGTCATGCGTCCCTCTCATCATCTCTATTCTTGGTGCAGGTGATGAGTTCGTATCGGCGTGTATTCTGAGTAATTGATTTGCAGTTGCGGATTGTATGTATGTATCGCCTTTAACGTGAAGCAATACCTCTGGACTTGTAGTGCCTATTCCGACATAGCCCTCCTGTCCGAGAATGGTGAATCTGTCAGTCAAATTGGCAGTTCCTATCTTCCTCGTTGCGATTCTGAAGTCACTTGTATGGTAGTCATCGGTCACACCATCAGATGTTCCTGAATTACCATGCACGTTGTATAGTTCAACTGTGGTATTACCACTATTACCCGTGTGTTTTCTGAAAGCAATCTTGCTTAGAACATCCCCCGCACTCAAGGATGCTACGTTTGTATTGCGATAGATGCCAAGAATAGGTGCAGTAGCGTGTTCTATCGTCATTGTATCTGGTGGTGTATCTGTGCCTATTCCGACCTTGCCAGCAGAAGTGATCCTCATCTTCTCAGCAAGTGTCCCTGCTAGGGAAGTGCTGAATGTCATGTAGCCATCTTCGGCAGTATTTGTTGAATCTTCGATATTGCCAGTCATCCTAGCATACTCATGGCCTGATGATGCACTACCTGAATCGCCAAATTGGAACTTGATTGCTGAACCGTAGTTTGCACCAGTAGCATCCCTTCTCAATACTAAGTGTGCTTCATTAGTAGCATTGTATATCGTAGTGTCACCAGCAATTTGTAATGTGGAAACCGGACTAGCAGTATAGATTCCTACGCGATCAGTCGAACCATCGACCATTATCGCAGGTGTTGCTGAGTCTCCGTATATCTTGGTGTCCCAATCGAAATGCTCCCTGTTGAACTCAAGGGTTCCCGTAGTGGTGTCGTGGTCGGTCATCTTCATGATTGACCTGCGAGTGGATGCACCTCCTGTTATCTCGAAATTCCCATAGGTGTCCTCTGTCAGATCAGTCCAGGTATCTGAGCCGTGTTGCGACAGTAGCCTCAATGTCGCATCTGCATCGGCAGAGGCATTGTCATTAGCGATAGTCACCATAGTTGATGTTTTTGTGGAATAGAAGTATCCGCCGTTGATTAACGAGGAGATGGGTGGTTCAGTCCCATCGCACAGATCGACCCTCGGGCCGAACAAGTATCCGTCTGGATCGGTGTTGCCTGTATCATCGTAATAGAACAGGAAGGAACGGTGTTTTGAGGTGGTTGTATCGGTGTGCCATCTGAATGAGTCTGTGATGTTAGCTTCTTTCTTCCCCGTATCGACATCATAGATTCCACCATAGATGTTAGTGTCGGGAGCAGTATCGCCGCTTCCCAGGACATGACCCACTAGCAAATACCACTTGCCCGTTTCAGGTAAGTCACCAGCCCAAAAGTATGGGTTGGTGCTCACCTGATCGTTGTCGATGTGAACTACACCATTCGTGTTTCCATAGCCGTGAGTGCCGAAATACAGAGTCATCGAGCCGCTACCGGATTGCGGACTCTCTTGCCTGGCGAAGACGCTGAAACGGTATGTCCTGGTGTGATCGACAGGGAAGGCATCAGTTGTCCAACCACCATCTCCCCCTCCTGCATCCATGTTAGTCATTTGCCATAGGATTCCTCGTTGCGGATAGTATGGAGATGGCGTATCACCCCATACTCGTGAGTTCTCGTTAGTGTTGCCATTCTGAACGAAGTCGAAGTATCCGTTTGTATCGGATCCCGTTCCTACCGTCCATTGGACATCGAGCACTTGGCTACTCGCACCCACTACTCGGCTATTCTTATCGACAAATACTCCTGTGGATGTGACGTTGCCCTGGAACTCTGTATTAACTCCTTCAATCAAGAGGTTGCCACTTGAGGGGAAACTGATTGCTTGGTTGCCGTTGCTCGCATTCTTGATTTTGTATGCGCCTTGACTAATGTGAATGTCACCGCTTTGAACATAAGTATCACCAACGACATGGAGAGGATGTGAGGGACTCGTAGTTTTTATTCCGACCCTACCATCGCCCCTCACAATCATCACATCTTCGTTATCGCTGAATCTGAATGTGAAGTTATCAGTCGATGCAGTTCCGCCTTCGTGCTTGATGTAATGTCCACCTGCACCATTGAAGTGCAGATTGCTAGAAAGTTCAATCGAGCCTGTGACATCCAATGGGCTTGAAGGACTCGAATTGCCTATTCCGACATTACCATCAGGGCCGTGTATCCTCATGGCTTCGACTACTGTGGAATCGCCGTCCGTCCCACCTGCATTGGTGGCAAATATGATGTCATCCGTATCGCGGTTGGTTTGGAGATACAAAGAATTACCATGTGCTTGAATCCTTGAACTGCTACCATCTCCGAATACCCTGATGTCTCCACCACTCGTATTACCGAGTTGTAGGTAGCCTGACCCGTTTGCTCTGATGATGCCATTATTTTGAACAAGGACTTGACCATCTTCGGCAATCCTCATTCTTTCCACGTTGCCATCGTTGTCATTCGTGAAGAATACCAATGCCCCACTCGCCCAAGAGTTAGCATTCCTTGTGTTGTAGGTGGCTGATATAGCGGCTACTGCTACGGGGTTCGCATTAGCGGGGTTGCCATCATCATCCTCGTGAGTGGTGAATGCTATGTGGGGCGACCAGTTGTTGTTTGTCGGATCTTCGTTATGCAGGGCAAGACCGATTTCTTGCTCATCCCAATCCGTGTTTGCATCATCGGCATGGATAACCATCTTTGCGGCTCGTTGATGACTACCTGTTAGGAATATTCCATTTTCGACTTCATACGCAGTTGAACCCACATGGAGCTGTGCGGCAGGGCTTGTAGTGCCTATTCCGACCCTGCTTGTAGATGCTTCTCCGAATAGGTAAGTGCCACCTGTTCCCCTCACTAGGAAGTCAATGTCATCCGAGTCGGCTGCTATGATTACCTGCTTCTGACTGTGCGATTGAACTGTGACATACTCATCGCCTCCATTCTCTGGAGTTGCCATTATGCCCGCTTTGTGATTGGATGCATACTGCCTACCGAAAATCCAATCCTCTGTCACCGAACCATCGCTGTTGTCGTAATCCCCTATCACCATACCTGCGGCACGATAGCCATCTGCGAAGACTCTGATACCTGCTACTTGATCGCCCGATGAAGCGTTGTCGGACTTGAATGTCGCAAGCGCACTATCGCCTTGTAGCGTAAGATTCGGGCCACCTGTAAGGGCGGTGCTCTCACCACTCTTACCTAAGAAGAGGTTTCCGTCAATATCTAATTTATGTTGTGGGGATGTGACTCCTATCCCGACATTACCATCGGATTTGATCGTCATTTTCTCTTGACGACCTGTTCCTGCATCGGTAGTATAGAAGTGAAGGCTACCTGTGACTGTGGCGTTTGCAGTAAGCCCTGTGTCAATCGTAGCACCGATACCACCGACTTCCTGTGCGCTACCATTGTTTTTCTTAGTCCTGAAGTGGATGTTAGAACCTGCTCCGTCTGCATCCATATTCATTCTGGTGATGTTTAGTGGCCCATAATTCGCCCCGTTGTTAGTAGTGGATGATGCCTCACGAATGTCCCAGGGAACGGGCGTTCCGCTTCCTGTGTGACTTGCGAGAATAACTTGGTCGGTTCCTGTGTTGTCAATGATCACATTACCATCGTGATCGCCCTGTGCTTGGAATGTCCCTGTGACATCGAGTGTGAAGCCAGGACTCGTAGTGCCTATTCCGACTCTCATTGTGCTACCATCTAGCATCATCAAGTCAGTATTAGCGGCATTCATCCTGAATCGTATGTCGCCATTATCTATTCTTTGGTCAATGTAAGAAGCACTTGCTCTATGGAATGCGAAAGCATTGTTTGTCATTAGGGTGTAATAGTCATCTGCTTGTAGTCCTACTTGTATTGACCCATTATCCACATGAAGTGTAGTCTCAGGACTCGTAGTGCCTATTCCGACTCTCGCGTTCGCCCCATCAATCTTCATGACATCGGTGTTCGCAGATTTGAATGTCATCGAATCATCGGCAATCGTGATCTGCTCCTGGGAACTCATGGCACGTTGTAATTTCAGATCCTCGTTGTATGAGGAAACTATTCCCGAATCAACCACTATTTGCTTGTTGAGATAGAATTTGCTGACATCGGTGCTGATGTGAGCATAAGTGCCGTTCTGAGGCCCAAATGAAATATATCCATTACTGTTTCTAGCTTGGAAAGTGACACCAGAATCTGGAGTGTAGGATTTCCAACAGTTATCTCCCTCATCAAAGAGGAGCGTAGCGTTTGCCGTGTCTCCCCTCTCAACCTCGATACCCGCATCGACATCGGCAGGTGTCCCTGTGACGTTGCTATTGAGGACAACGATGTTATCCTCTACGGCAAGGTTGGTCGTGTTGATGGTGGTCGTTGTTCCTGATACAGTCAAGTCACCTGCGACAGTCACATTTGCACCTGATAGCGTTAGGGCAGTAGTTCCACCAGATGATTTGATGTCATTACCACTAACTTGTAAATCTCCTGAAACGGTGACATTACCTGTTCTATTGATGTCAAGTAAGTTTGTTCCGGCGGCATTCCTAAAGAGGAAGCCATCTCCGTCACCGTTGTCTCGAAGAATGAATCTCAAATCTCTATTAAGTGGGCCGATGATTTCGGCATATGTGTCCGATCCGGCGTAGTTCATCGTAAGGGATCCTACTGCCGATGCCGCACCTGTGACAGTCAAAGCCCCTGTTAGCGTTCCACCGGCAGAAGTAGTCTCGAACGACTTAGTGTTATCATAATACAGCTCGACATTGCCATTCTTGTTTATCTCAATGCCCTTTTCAGTTCCAATGTTGAATTGGATACCTGCGCCATCCTCATTCTTGAATATCATCCAGGAGTCTGTTGCCGCATTGTGAGTTATGCGTGTATGCGAACCATCGAACTTCAACTCCAATTGTTGCGAAGCACCCAATCTCAGCCTTGCATCATTGACAGGCAGATCAACGCTGTTGTATGATTGGCTGCCATTTGAATTGCCACCTCTAAGCCTCAATACTTCTTGAAGAGTGAATACATCATCATTTGAGTCATTTGTGTCAAGGTAGAATGACATCTGCCCTTCATTGACAAGACTCGACCCTACTGATTTGTATGCAATCCTAGCATCAGCAGTATCGGTTCTGAATGTGACACCTGCCCATGACCCATCTGTGGTCGATTCGTTCTCAATGTATAGGCCACCGCCTTGAGCATTAGCCCCGATAGCACCCGCACCGCTTGATGAGCCGCTACCCTCTGGATCAGTCCTGTTATCTGTGTATTTCAGATGAAGAGGGAACAATGGAGCTGTTTCGCCTATTCCTAACTTACCTGCTGAATTAAGTGTCATCTTTACTGCCGCACTTGTGGCGAACTTTATGTCGGCGGCTTCGGCATTCCAAATATAGAAATGCTCACCTGCGACTTGTAATAAGGAACCATGACCGGAAGCCGTTCCTGTTGTATCGTTGGTTAGTCTCAGTTCTGGAAGAGTAGCATCATTGATGTGTAGTCCTCTTCCACCATTTGAGTAATTTGCAGGGCTACTTGTTCCTATTCCCACATAACCATCAGAAGCAATCCTCATGGCTTCGTTCTTAGTGCTACTACCGCTATGGGGGCTGAATACGATAGCCGCCGCACCGCTTGACACGTTCGTCAGTTCAAACTCTATGTCTCCGGCAGGAACGGTATTCCAAAAGCCCTCGATGCCTATTCTCTCTCCAAGTGCATTGACTGTCGAATCCCTTAGCCTTAGCATCAGATTCTCAGCATCAGACTCGCTTCTCTCGATGTGGAGTTTGGTTGCGGGAGTAGTAGTGCCTATTCCGACATTGCCCGTTGTTCCTTCTACCACTAATCTATAGGCTGACGCATCTATATTGTATAAACCAAATGCGCCTGTTCCATCCACAGTACCAGCATTGTCAGCCGCAGAAATTAATCTCCACTCATCCCCTCCTGTTGCAGTAGCATCAAGGCTAATCTGTGAACCTGTGATATGAGATGAATCAACACTCAATGACACTTCTGCGTTATCTGAAATATGAAGTTTAGTAGTTGGGGCTGTATTGCCTATTCCGACCTTGCCATCAGTCTTGACCACCATATGGACATTGTTGCCCTCAACGATGCGTAGTTTGTCGCTATCTGCCCCCCTTGCCTGTAATTTCCAATGATGGGAATCGGTCTTTATCTCAACCGCAGGGTTGCTGCTTGATCCTGTGTCTTCCACAAGGAGTGACGTTCCACCATCAGTTCCCTTTAGGTGCAGGGTATCATCAGGACTTGCAGTTCCAATTCCTACTCGTTGATTCGCAGTATGAAGATACATAGGGGTTGCAGTAATTCCATCATAGATCCTATACTGAGTATCGCTTCCTCCACCAAGACCCATTGCCATTGTTCTGAAATAAGCAGGAGAAAGTGTGCTGGAGTTGCCTTCTCCATCGGTAGCAGGTGTGGTTGTGGAACCCGTTGTCGTGTTATACCAAGTCCAAGAAGTAGCGGGAATGTTATCCCCATGCCTTACGTTCTGTATGACTTGTAGGTATTTCTTATTCCATGCTTGGTCGTTTCTGAAATACAGAGTTGCCTTCGGGTCTGAACCCCCGCTACTATGGTCGAATACCATTAGGAAGGTATCTTGAGCAGTTGAAGCGTAAGGCCCATGAATAGTGAAAGCCTTTGTCCACCAGGTAGTAGCGAACTCACCACGAATCAATAATTCTGTCCAATGAGAGGCGTTTCCTCTTTGAGTTATCTTTGCATGGAATGAGAATGAGTCATAGTTGCTTCCATCCATGATCCACTCGCAAACCTTGATCCACTTGTTTGCGTTATTGCCATCAGCGACTCCTAGTGTGTATGAGTTAGGAGTAAATTGTCTGTTATCCGAACCATATAGCTCTCCCTTGTCATTTAGAGTCAGTTTCGTTGCCCCGCCCGTTTGGAAAAACATATCGTCATCAGCATGGAGAGTTAAATCATCGTCAGCCGCTAATGTAATATCAGTTCCAGTAGCATTCCAATATAGGTAGGAACCTGTGGCATCTGCGCTTAGGAACATCTTACCTGCTTGACCAGTATATCCTACTTTCGCGTTAGTAGTATTCAAAAATGTTTGAGCATCTTCCACCTTGACTCTTTGTGTGCCATTTGTTTTCAAAGTAATATGATTACCTGCCCCATTCGCAACAATATCCAATCCTGTTCCATCTGTGATGAGTCTGACATCGAAGTCATCAGATGAGTTATTCTTCAAGTCGATGTAAGCACCGGAAGACCCACCCATTTCTATGCGACCATAGCCACTTGAGGGATATATGGCTAACAACCCCGATGGGTCATAAGTCAAGGTCGATTCGACAGATGCCTCATCTGCATCCTTGTAGGTCAAGACACCATTGGCAGTTGAGCCATCGAAAGCGATTCCTCCCGCGCCACCTGTGTCTATGGAATCTTGCAAGTCATCAATCGTCATGTATTTCCAGGAGGATGCCGACTCATCCCAAAGTATGATCTTGTCATCCGTAGCATCAGTCGATTCAGTCAGTTGAGTCAGAGTTGCAGGGTCGGCTAGACCAAGAGTGGCAGAGTAGGAACCTGAGCCTGTGTTCGTTTCGCTCGCTATCGTGATAGGGGATGTGACTGTGAGATCAACGCCCGTGATGTCGCCCGTGTTGGTAGTGTATCCGTATGACAGTATCTTGTCCTGGACGGCGGCTGAAGTCATGATGGTGGTGTCGTTATCCGCAAAGGACTCCGAACCTGTCTGTATGGCAGAACCAGCTATGTTCGCTACTGCAACACTCTGCAGGAAGCCGAATGAGTTTGCTTCGATGTAATTCTTGATTCCCGCCGCAGTAAGGAATGATGTGTCGTTGTTGCCGAATGAGGATACCTCTGAGCTAGTCTGAACCGCCGCACCTGCAAATTGGGCTACTCCTAAACTGCCGACATTCAAGGTGTTGCCCGACTTAGACAACCCTGTCCCTGCGGTTATTTGTCCCGTTCCTGTGAATTGGGTGAATGTCAATGAGGTTGAGTCAAGAGTAATGTCATCATTGGTCGTGAGAATCCAACCTTGATCTCCATTGACAGTCCCTTCTTCAACCCATACATAGAGTCCCGCCGTGACCTCCACATCAGCATCCGCATCAGAGGCCCGCGACCAGCCACTTGCCGAAGCGACATAGATGCCATTCTCTGATCCATCACTTTGATCTTTAACGAGAACTCTGTCATTTGCTTGCACGGATACCCCGTCAATGGTCTGTGTTCCACTACGAGTTATGTTGGCCGTTGTAGCGACTCTCACAGAGTCTTTCGTGTCTAGCCCCTGCTTGAGTCCATCAACGTATGATTTGGTTGCTATCGTGCCTGTATCGACATTGAATGTCAGCGTTTCATTCCCTGCCTGGTCGGTAGTGAAGTTGCCACCGCCGGATAGACCTGTTCCCGCCGTAAGGGTGATTGTAGCATCATTGGCGGAAGGCACACCGGCTATTGTGAGTTGTTGGGGAGAGGTTCCTGTATTGGGTGTGAGCGTTATGTTGGCCCCTGCTACGAACTTGACATCCTGGGTTCCACTACTCGCACCACTCTTTGTTAAACGCAAGAGGGCATCGTTTGAGCTATCGACAAAGGATGTGGCAAAGACGTTCTGAGTGTTGGTGTCAGTCGAGGCTATGGTTAGTTGAGTGCCGCTATTCCTAGTGACTGTGACATTGGAACCACCTGTGATGGTGATGTCATCATTGCTACCTGTGCTTGGATCAAGTCTGAGGACAGGATCATTGTTGTCACCGAGCGTCTGTGCAACAAGGAGGTCATAGGTAGTTGCTGTTGTTGATGAAATGGTTATGGTATCGCCCGTTTCTGCAATCTGGACGTTGGAACCTCCGGCAATGGTGATGTAATCCGTTCCGCTTCCCGAGCCTCCCGCAACCAGGTTGATTCGAGCATCGCTTCCAGATGTGGAGGAATTGGTCGAGTATGTGGTATCGCTTGATACTATGGTGATGACATCGCTCTCTTGACTGACGGTGGTGTTCGTCCCACCTGCTAGCTTCACGGTGTCAGTCCCACTCCCTGAGCCACCTGCGGTCAGGACTAGGTTTGCCCCTCCTGTGACAGTCGCAGAACTGATTGCATAGGTATGGTTGTCGTTTTCATCCGTTCCCCATGCTATTACGCCCCCTGCACCTGTCTTGAGGACTTGACCGGAAGAACCGCGATCCGTAGGGAATGTGAATGCATTGCCTCCTGAGTTGAATGCCACTTTGCCCGTCCCATGCGGGTCAAAGGTTATGTCGTCATTGTTATTTGATGTCTTGAATGTAAGAGGCGATGCCGTGACTATTTCCCCTCCATTCCCTGTCGTATGAATCCTTATGTCAAAGTCATCTGACTCAGGTGATTTGAGGTCTATACGCGCACCAACGTCACCACCCATCTCCAATGTGGTATATCCCGCATCAAGGGTATTCGTCCCACCCGTCTTGACAATGAAACTCTCACCCGCGCCCTTGTCTATGGAGAACACCGCCCCACCCGAATTACCATCAGGACTGAATGTTAGGTATTCTTCCCCTTGAAATGTGTCTGAATTGATTGAAGTAAGGATACGATCATTAGAACCATTAGACATGAAGTCGCTGACATCCACGCTGAACTCGCCCGAGCCGCTAATGTCTATTCCTGTCCCTGCTGTTGGAACAGAACCAGCATTCAGACCTATGTTGGTTCGTGCCTGTGCCTTCTGAGTGGTTGTGAAAGATTGAGATGCATCTGCTCTGATCCTGTTGCCAAGAGCCGTGTTGATGGTAGAGAAATATGAAGCATCATCATTGATTGCGGCGGCTAATTCATTCAGAGTATCTAATGCACCAGGAGCTGAATCAATCAAAGAAGTGACTTCGTTATCGACATAAGCCTTGATTGATTGTTGTGATGCGGCATGAGTGGCTGAGTTGGATGCCATGTTGTCTTCGTCTTTGAGGTCTATTGTGATGGTGGCCGAGTAATCTCCGCTTGCCGTGTTGGTTTCGCTTTGGATGAGCATCCCCGTTCCTGCGGTCAGATCAACACCAGATGTGATGTCGGCCAAGACCGCATAGCCATAGGACAGTATCTTGTCCTGGATAGCCGCAGAGGTCATGAGCGATGTGTCATTGTCTGCAAAGGACTCAGAACTCACTTGAAGGCTATTGGCGGCTAATTCGGATACGGTTAGTCCACCTACATTGAGAGTGACCGCACCTGCGGCTTGATTTGCAGTAATCCCCGTATTCGCAGTTATGCTATACACTACGCCTGTGGTGCTTGTCCCAATGGCAACACCGTTGATAGAACCCCCTGTGATGGATACATCATCCGAATCCTGAGTGGCTATTGTCCCTAACCCCAGGGATGTTCGAGCCGTTGCACCGCTTTCTGCCACCCAATTAACGCCATTTCCTACTATGAATACGCTATCAGAGGGGGTCATAGCGGCCAAAGTCGTCAAATCTCCATCATATGATTGGAATGTGTTCGCACCGCTTACTGAGCCATCGGCTGGATTGACTACAGGATCAACTGCGGTTGCAAGCAAGCTGAACGTGATTATCTCGCATTGCAAGGTGTATCTGAATAGCTTCTTTGAACGATCAGAGAGGTCAGTCCTGGTCTTGTAGATGAGTCGGTCAAAGTTATTGTTGTCTCCCTTTCTGAAAGCATGAATGATTCGTCTGACTTCATCACGCATCTCAGATAGCCTTTCACGACTATCTACTGTCCTACAATCAATGGTGATATTGACGTGTTCATTCACATAATCATAGATGAGTTCTGGTTGAGCCTCATTGTGAGCCGTCTCGAAGATACGGATGACATCGTTATCGAGCATCCTCACTCGCTTCGCATCACCCTTGTCCAAATCGGCAATATCCTCTATGGATGGTTCGGGAGGCTTAGACCAATTCGTCACGAGAATATCTCGTAAAGCCCCTATTGCATCCTTAGCCACTCTTCGATGCCCCCTCTAGCTGCTCCTTCGCCTTCTTCCATGCGACACGATGAGGGTTATTCTCCATTTGCTTTGCAACATTGGCTTCAATCTCTTCCTCTGAGTATATGTTTCCATCCATCTCAGACATATTCTTCTCCTCTGCCAACAGTTTTGCCTTCATGCCAGGCTCTATTTTGGCGATAGTTTCACCAGCATTTGTGAGTTGCTTTGATGCTTCTCGCATTTCTTTCAATTGCTTCAGGAATCCAGGATGCACAGATCAACCACCCATGCCCGCAACTATGATTCCTTCTTGGTATGGAATCAGTATCTTCTTCACCTCTTCCTCTAACTTCTGTATCTTGGAGGGGAGATCCACATTTTGTGTTCCTTCGGGGAACATGGCAGTATAGTCATCTGTCATCATGATGTCTAATGCTACCATCTTCGTGCAAGCATCCTCTATTGCCTTGTCGAGATACCTCTCTCCATAGACGTATGAAATCTTAAGACTGTGATTCTCAAAGAACGGATATTGGTTGTTGAACATGATCGCCCCGTTGTCCTCCATAGACCACCAATCCTTCTGCCTCTGCTCATCAGTTGAATCGCTATCGAATCTTGTCTGGTAAATCTCAGTCACATTGGCAGATAGGCCGGATTGGAAATTTGAGGTCAAATCATCAACAATGGTTAGGGCATTGCCATTCCTGGTGCATCGTGCAACTTTGATTGCGGCTCCTGTCCCATAGTAATAGAGGCCGTTTCCTTCTGTAAAGGCAGAACCATCTGTGAGATTGAAAGTGCTACCTGTCGATGTGGCAGTTGAATTGATGGTGTTGCAGAGGCCAAGATCGAAGCAGCTCAGGTTTGTGACCGCAATGGTAGTGCCTTCTCCCTCATCTGTCGATCTCATGCTACTGATGAGGACTACTCCATCTCCGTCATCGCTGTTTGCAGTAGCGATGAACTCATGCGCGACATTGAGTGCTTTACCATTCTCGGTCATTGTCCCTATCTGGATAGCGGTCTTCCCTGTCGAGTCATCTTGATTGATTAGATTGCCAATCTCACCGGCAATTGTCTTCACTCCGAAGTCTTTGCTCCAAGTAGTGGCTGATGTTCCTGTCGAAAGAGTTGCAACATGAGCTATGTTTGGGCATAGGTATATCTTGTCCGAAGCACTTAGGAGGTGAGAGTCTTTGAGAGTGAGTTGCACTCTGGATGATGCTAACTCTCTGTAGTGATCTCCTTGCCATACTCCCATTCTTAGGACTCTTTGAATGGGCCTGTTTCTCAGATAGACCGCACCAACATAGTCCGTGTAGTATCTGCGCCTGTATGGCTTGAAGGTAGTGAAGTTCTGATACTCATCGACAACAAGCCTGGGTCTCCATGCTATTCTGCATATCCTGTCGATGTAGTCTTGCCTCCTTCTGATTAGATGCTCGACTTGGGCTTTACTGATTCCCCTCTGAGATGAGTTAGATAAGATGGAAGCAGGTTGCACATACGCATCATTTGCTTTGGTGTAAGCCGTTCCAGGGTCTGTTGCTTTGAGCGTGATGCCTCCACTCGAACCCGTTGATTCGATTCCAGAGATAGTCACTATGCTTCCTAATGCATCCACGTTATCGTAAATAGTGATTGAATCGCCTGATGCAAAACCCCATCTTCTGTAATCCGCACCTGCAATTGGCATCTTGATTACCGTTCCACCCCCCTCTGAAGCAGTAGATGTGTCTCCGATCAGAGCTGTTGGCTTGGCATCGGGCAATTGGAGGTATGATTCGACCTTAGCGACTGTGGTATATACCAAGTCATCAGGATAGAGGGGTTGGTCGGGCCTATGCCCTGGAGTGAATGTGCGTGGCATTACTGTTCATCCTCCTTAACTCCCCAAATTGTAGTCCATGTCTCCTCCGCATCCCGCGCAACTTGGAGTCCAACAGAAATGGAGTAGGCCACAGGATAAGCATCGAGTCCCTGAACCGATGTTTTGAATGTCATATCTCTCCCTTCCTCTTATCTTGACGCGAACGGTTTCGGCTCTGTCCAGGTTCTCCTTACTGAAAGGAGAGTCGTCTGTCGCTATGGAACCTTCGTCTGTTGAGATCTCTGCCATCCGAACCTTGCGGCGGCGTTCTATTGCGTGTGCTTCTTCAAAGCAAAGTTCGTCTAACTCAACTGCCACCGGCAAGCCCCCGCTTAGGCTCGCCCACCTGTGACTGTCAGATACACGGTCTGACCAGAAAGATCTGCATTTGTGACCGCATCGAGTCCGTCATCAGCATCTGCACCTGCCGAATATGCAAGGAGTTTCTTTGCAGACCTGTCGTATGCATACACATATCCTCCGATGTCTGACTCAACAAGGACTGTTTCGATATTTGACACATATGCGGTAAGATCCAAAGCCTCACCTGCGGCGGGCCATGATGAATCAGGGGTTATTTTCAGAGCAACAGTAAGCCTATTGCCCGTCACATTCGTTCGTCCAAGTTGCTCTACTGTGAGTGCCATACTGATACCTACGTTATTTTCAATCCTATTTAACTGATACTTTACTCATGAAGGATGACGATTCGGGCTTTGCTTCCCGCAGATGCCGTGAAAACCTTGCTTCCCCCTAATGATAGAGTGAATTTGACCCTGCCACAAACCGCACCATTCCACGATCCGGCTACTGAACCAGGGCTTGTCACAGTCAAGTGAACTCCTGCAGTATCCGTGTTGGCTCCCTCTGCTATCTGGAAGTTTCCGACTAGGTTAGTAGCATTCCTGAAATCGAGGCTGGAAACCGTATCACAGTAGGGATACTCAGTTGCACCATCCATCGAGATTGCCATAGAACCCTGAGAGTTAGTAGTAGCCGTGCAATCCATAGCTGCCATGTCTAATATGATGCGAGAGATTTTGCCATTTATGTCGATAGTCCCACTTATGGAACCTGAGCCATCCGATTCTATGTCTAGGACTCGGCGGTTGATTCGAGAGCGACTTGCATATCGGCCTACGCCATCATCAATCTCATCAGTCACTCAGATGCCCCCGTGATATGTTCACGGGCTTGAACCGTCATAGAGGCTTTGGTCGATCTGTTATTGACCGCTATGCCTTTATCGGAACACCAAGACATCATCTGCGCCCTTGTCATCTTGGAGTCAAAACCAGATGCTGCTAGGAGGATGTCCACATCGACCTCTTTGTCTGAGATAGGAGGCAATGGAGCCACGTCCTCAACAATCTCTTCCTTAGCTGGGAGGACTGTCTCCTTGACTTTCTCGACTACTTTCTGCGGCATCTCAACGACTTTCTCGATTTTGCCCTTCTTTGGCTTTTCAATGGTGGAGGCCATTTTCTTTGCCTGGACATCATCACTTCCGATGACCTTCCAAGAAGTCGCTCCGTTCTCTATCATGGGCATGATCTTGTCGCGGATTAGATCCTGTGGAACATCGTCCCTGGTCATCCCTCGGGAGAACCCGAGGACGTGACTTCTGCTGATCTTAATCTCGCAGTAGGGTCTCATCCCAACGTATTGAAGGCTAAGAGCCATGTTGGCTCACCTTCACCTGTATAGGATGGTCAGTCTGTGGGTGTCGCCAGCCGTGCCGCTTGCCGTTGTGAACTGAACCTCACCAGACACGATGGTCGGGATGGTTGGTTCCTCAAATGCACTCGTCAGATTCTGTATTCCAAGAATTGAGATTGCAGATGCTCCATCGACTCCGGTGATCGTGGTGTCGCTGAAATTCAACTTGGTTAGGGTTGATGCCGATGCACATACTAGATCAACGACCAGGAGATGAACTGCTCCCTGAACGCTGTTGCTTCCCATTGGGCTTTGTAGCCAATCTGTGTTATCCATTGCTCCCATCCATAGACGGGCATCCAATACTACGCTGCTGCTTCCTTGTGTGATATTTGCTGTTGCCATATTTTTTCACTTCCTTTTTTCTCCATCAATCTCCGAACACCTATGCGGCGATGTCCCTCACCTTTCCGTGTGCTCGGTAGAATAGCTGCCATAGGTCTCCCATTGTGTGGAACATACCCATCTGTCCTAGCCTGTTGATCCCGAATGGGTCGCCTGTCTCAATACCGGACTCGTGGTATAGGGTTGGCTTGGCCGTGCAGAAATACATATAGTCAGAGTCGATGAAATACATTCTCGACAGTTCGCCTGTGTCTGCGTGAACATCCTTAGATGGAATTAGTGGAACGCCGTTGTAGGTAGCGACCACGAAGCCCGCCTCCATGCCTGGAACACCCTTTACTCCGTTCACTCCTGGGACTACTCTCTTCATCTCGGTGAATCTCTGCTGAGGTTGTAGTAGCTGCTGAACCTTCTCAAGAGTATCGTAGCCGGTTAGGATAACCTTTGGCTGTCCACCCTTCTCCCATACGCTTCTGAACATCCCGTCAATCACGTTCAGACTGAGGGCGCGGGCAGCACCTGCTGCTCCTGCGTCCACGTTTGCATCATACCATGACTGTGAGGAACCTGCGCTCCTCGTGATGTTGTATTGGTTGTGATCTGCTGCTGCGGTCACGAAGTCGGTTGCCGTCTCCACGAAGGAAGAGGACAAGCACCTGTCAAGTGACTCGAAGTCGTTTGCGGCTGGTGTGTCCACATCCTCTAGTAGCATGACGTTGATCTGCTCTGCGTGGTGCTTTGCCATCTCCATCTTCATTACTGCCCTTGCGTCTCCCAATCCGTCATCCTTGTCAGCGAGGAACATTGCTGTCTCGCTTAGGTCGAAGGTGTGAGCCACAGTCTTGGGCTTGGTGCTGACCTCTGCGAAGGTCGGCTTGGTGGTTTCTGGTAGAGTCCCGTTCTCAGGTAGTCCGCCGCCCTTTGTTGCATCGGGCTTGGCCGTGACGACCCTCCATCCTGACTTTTCCCAGGGCTTCTTCGGTAGTATGCTGAAGGCGTTGAACTCCTGGTTGAGCTGCGACCAGACCTTTCGGCCAAAGATGGCCTGGTAGGTTCCAGTTGTGCTGCTAACTAGGGGCGAGTCTGCCTTTAGCAAGTCGGTTCCAGAGTAGGCCCATGCGTTTGCTCCTGCACCCGCACCGTAGTATAGCCTCTCCATGTCTTCAATCGTTCGTATGTATCCTTTTGATCCACTCATATCATTCACTTCCTATTATCTCCTAGTCACCCAAGACGATTACTCGCCTGTTAGTGCCCTCCTTGCTAGCTGCTCGGTGGCTCTCCAGGACTCAAGGTCATTGCCCATTGCGGCAAATTCCTCGTTCGAGGGAACTCGAATGTCGGTGTGCGGTGAAGCCGTTGCTGACTTCTGGATCTCGGTGTTCTGAGTGTTGAGGCTGGCTATCTCGGCCTTGAGAGCAGAAATCTGCCCGCCGAAGTCGTTTGCCTTCTGAACCTCAAGCGCACGGGCGGTCTCTGCTGCGTAGCGAGACTCCCAATCCTGCTTGACGATGGCCTTTAGCCCCTCTTCGTCACGAAGGGAAGCGTATGCCGCGTATCCTCTCTCAAGTCCGGCAGGGGTCACTTCTCCTGGAGGAGACTTGATGACGTTCTTGCCGCCTGATGGTGCGTTGTATGCCATGTTGGCAACACCTGGCTGCTTGATGACATACTTGTTGCCACCAGGAGCCGATAGGGAGGGGTAGGACACTTCTGTCGCGTCCTCTCCTGCGCCGATCTCGTCACCCATTCCTCGGTGAGAGTATCCACCAGAGCCGTCCACTCCGACCATGTATGCCTTCTCAAGACCGAAGTGAGTCCTCAGTCCGTTGAGATCGACACCCTGCTCGTGTGCGAACTTCTCAAGAGTGTCGATGTAGTGAAGGGCATCTTGAGTGGATTTCTCCACTACCTCTTCTTTTTCTTCCGACTTCTCCTCTGTCTTCTCTTCATTCTTGTCGATAGCCTTCAGTATTCCTGTCAAGCTATCCCTTATTTCTGTCAATGCTTCATTGTCCGTCATTTTTTCCACTTCCGTGTCATCCATTTTGAGGATTGTATAACCGGCCTCGGGGTTGATGCCCTTTTTGCAAAGGGTTATTTCATGCAACTCAAGGTCGGTAATCTCTCTGTGGTTGCCATGCTCTGGTGTATGCTTGTTCACACGGAACAAAGCCTGGCCTCCTATTGAAAAGGCGCGAAGATCTCCATCTCGCACCTGCTTTTGCACTTCTCGTGCCTTCTGAATGTCGCTGCGTATCTTGCATACGACAAAGAGGCCGTGATCGTCCACCTCGGACTTCCACACGCGCCCCTGTGAATCTGAAAAGGAATCAACGACTTCTCCGACTTGGATGCCGCTGTGGGCTAACTGCACATTTCTGTATGCCTTGTTCTCCATGAATTTGCCGAATGCTTTCTTTAGGGCCGCAGTTGGGATTCTATCTCCCTGCTTGTCCACCATGTCCACACTTGCATATCCGGCAACGAACAGCTCGCTCCCCATGTCTTCTTTGATTAGGAAATCTGAGCCAAAAGCCGACCATCCCAATGAAGGTGAGAGCATCTCTGCGGTTGTCATTAGTCTATCGCACTTTTCTCAATGGTATATGAATAACAACATGACAGGGTTGTCAGCATTCACAGGGCATCATCATGTCGAAGGGCGGGCAATACCTCGTTTTCTTCCTCATCATGATCTTTATCTTTGCCTGGGAAACGGATAACTGCCTTTCCTTCGTTGATGGTTAATGTAGCATCTCCATCTTCTGTGCTTACTACCATGTTCATTGGTCTGAAAGAAGAGGTTGGATCAATCTCAACACCATCCTTCTTTGGATTCCCGAATGTCGTATTCTCCTCCTCTGTGATTTCAGTTGGCCCTGTTGGAGCTGTGATGTCTGCTTGCATACCAGACCACGCGCCACCATCCGAGGATGCTTGATTCATGCGAGGGAATGCGAATTTCTCGGCTATGTCATCGTCAATTGCCTCATTGACCGTCCATTTCTTGTCTTCTGTCTGCTCTAAGCCATACTCTCCGGCATACTTGTCAAGCAGACTTTGAGTCAGACCATCCACATGGGCAATCAAATGCTTACTTGTCAATGCAACCTCTTCTGATGTTATGGTCTTGCGAGCATGACGCATGATGTTCGATATGTTATCATCGTCATCAAACTCTTCCTCTGTGATCACGGAAGGTGCTTTGTCTAATGATTTCCTGAACATGGGTCGCTTTCTGTATGATGGTATTGCTTGGTTTGGCATCCCAACATAGAGCGCAGCTACCGGACTCCACAATGGGAATTGGGATTTGGCTTGCTTGATTAGATAGTTCGGGCCTTCGTAATCATCGACATAAACTCCATTCTCATCAGAGTCAATCTTCACAATCACAGGTGTGTAGATAGATGGATACTCCAAGATAATGTTTGAATCTCTTATGCTCATCTCAGGCAGAGGAGGGAGTATTGCACTCTTGGTTATGTCATCCTGGGCATACAATACCCACTTTGGATGGACATCCTTGCCTTTCATGAATGTTGATTTGGAATCACGGATCAGTAAATCAGTCCGGTCAAAGTTGGCTATTGTTTTGATTAAGCCGCCTTCATCGGTATTGACACATGAATTAGGTGAAGGGAAATGGAGGTTATCCGTTGAGGAGTATAGGGTTCGTAAAGCATCGACACGATCAGATAATGGCTCTTGACTCATATCCGTGTCCTTGTGGATTAGTAAATCGACAACAGTCAGGACATCCCCATCCACATATCCATCGAACATAGCATCACCCTGGATAGAGTCCTTGAGGGATTTCTTGACTTTGCTAGGGAGGCTCATCGGATCTATGCTTTTTCCTGACTTCTTCACAAATACTCTTTCTCCCTTTGGTTTCTTTTGAACAACCCAATCGCCACTAAATCCCTTGAGATCATCAATGTCATCCAAGTCTTTGACAATATGAGCAGGTTCAATCTTAGTCTCGAATACTCCCGATGGTTCGTAATCGTCAGACTTGTTGATGTCAGTATTGAGTGCCGCTTCACCCGTAATCTTCGGACTTAGTGCATTGATCTCCTTTGTCTTTGGATTGATTTGCCGTTCATTGTGGTTTATGTCAGCCGCACTCATCAACAACTCATGTGGTGTCCTTTGGAGGATATTGAAGGGAGTTTCCTTCATATCCCAAACTAGGCCGTTTGTGTTGCGATCCCACTTGTAGGTGAGAGTAGCGGGCATCTCATGACCCCATGAATCAGTTGCGCCATTGTTGAACATAGGGGCGATGACGCTTTGAGAAGAAGGAGATACAGGCCCAAACGAACCAAGACCTTCTGCAAGCTGGCCGGATGAAGTATCAGGCATCTGGTATTCAGAACCGTGAACTCCTTCGCCCCTCATAAGAAGAAGGTTAGCTGCTGCGACAATCTGACCTATGTTGCCTCTCGCTATTGTATTCATCATGGGATCGCCCGCAATGGGTGCAATGACATCCGCACCAAACTGTTGTTTGACTTGACCGGATAATTGGGCAACGACACTAGCAAGTGCCGAATCGCTATTCACCCCATGTTGGTTATGAAAATCATGGTATGTCTGATTCGAGTTAGGATGTGGCCTTCGGAGGACTCCCAATCTCGCACTACCTAGTTCTGCGACATCCATGAGTTTGTCGCCAAAATTACTCAGTAGCATTGCTTCTGTTGGGATTATCATCCTCCCTCCTGTGCCACCGACCTCAGAAGGGTGGTTGTTGTGACGCATAGCCGCAGATGTCCAGGATGATCTGCCTCGCTCGAAGTCCACGTCACCAGATGATATTGAGCTCAATGCGGATGCATACTCTGGCGTGGCATTGGCAGATGCAGGGAAATGAGATCCGGCTAACATATGAGGGCCATCAATAGGAACGCCATCGAAAAGCAAATCGGCAAGCCAATTCTCACCAAACACCTCGGGGTATGTCTGGTTGAATATGCCTTTCAATGAAGATACATCGCGTCCTACTCCTCCATGATACTGATACGGTTCCCACCAATGGAAGTTATGCCCAGGCTCATCTCCTATGTAGGGGGCTGTGAGTGAAGCATTCGGAACTTCTTCCGGTGCAGAGGAAGTCGGGCCACTTCTGTCGCTTGGCCTCTGCCACCATGCAGACATGGGCGTGAACCTATCCCTCCAATTTCTCAGATAGCGGTTCCAATGAGTGCCTGTCTTCTCCTGGAACTTGTTGAGTATCGTTCGTGCTTCGGGACTTTCGGGACTTTCGGTCTGACTCAAATCCTTAAGCAATCCGTAAAACCTCTCGCCTTCTTCCGGTTGATGCCACTCCAGGCCGAATAAGAAAGGTAGCAAACCAAACTCATTGGCGAGTTGTTGCCTCTTGTCCGACTCCCAATTCTCATCTGCACCATAGCCACGATTCCTATCTCTCTCGTATAGGTCAAGCATCGACATCTTCGGATCCCCAAATATCTTAGCATCCTCTGGTGAGAGTTTCATGCTCCTCTCTCCTTGCTTATGTGCCTCACCCATTAGATTGATGAAATCAAAGATGTCATCGACATACTGTGGTTCGCCATGAGCCGCATTATGCAACAATGGGCAACAGTTCGAGTTCATCCCAAATGGGTGATGTTCTCCATAGTGATTGTCCTCATCGGCCATAGGCCAATCTTTCATAGGTGATGTTCCAATCTTAGAATGCCCTGCCAGGTATGATTGGTAATCACTAGGGATAACCATCTGAGAAGGAGGGAGTGGAGAACCTAGATCACGCATGGAATAGACAGGCGGTTCTTCTGCCATCGCCATAGCGGCCATGTCCTCTTTGACTAGCTCTTTGCCTTCCAATGATTTTAGATATTCTGCGACAGGAGGGTCAAGCCCCATGATGGTGGAGAGAACCACATCTGTTCTGAGTTTAATGTGATCAGTCATATTCCCACCTTCATAGGCGGGCATAGATGCTTTCGATTAACCCCGCAATCTCTTCGACTACTCCTTGCTGGCCGACAGTAGCCTGTTTCTTTATCTCGGCTAGCGACTCTTCGATCTTATCACGATACATCGAGCCTCCTGTTCCACCATCGTTGTAATGCATATGCATGGATGATGAATCCTTGTCATATCCAGTCTGTGCTACTGATGGCATCTTGAAGACCTCATTGATTGCATTGGATGCCGAAGCATCTTCTGTGAAGGGTAATACTTGGTTGCCCTGGTATCCGGCAGCAGGTATCTCCGTCTTGCCTGAAATCTCCATGAACATGGGTCTTACGTTATCCCCTGAACTCTCTTGGACATACTTCCTGATAAATTGATGAGTATGATCTTCTTTCTTCACACCTTTCGTGCCTTTTGGTTTTGGATAGCATTGCTCGCAAGCCGAACCCTCTTCGCAACCCATGTTGCACTCTGTATTGTAAGTCGAGTTCTTCGCTATGCCGAGTGATTTCTCAATATCCTTTACAATAGCCAATAGCTTGCCTTCTGCGGTGTCGGTCATAGGATTTACAAACTTCATCTTCGATTCATCTCCCTTTCTGCATCTTCCCACTCTCTGATCTCGTCATGTCGTGAAACGCTCTTTGCAATCAAATCGCCGCTACCTGCGAAGGGGCCGCTAAATGACTCCTGACCCGTTTCACGGTTCAATGGGTCGAATGTTTCCTCTGCATGAGGTGTGATGAATTGTTGCCACCCCTGTGCCTTCATGGTCTTAGTTGGGTCATTGACAGCATCTCTCAGCTCTCGATTCTCCATCTTGAGTATTTCATTTTCCTCTTTGAGAACCTTAGCCTCCTCAATTGCGGCTTTGGCTATGTCCATCGCATCTTCCGTATCTGACATTACATTGCACCTCCTGTTCCACCCATGCCTTGAACTAATGCATTAAGGTTCCCATTTGTCTGATCGTTAGCCATATTCGTAGGGTCGTGCTCCCCCAATGCCCTCTCCTCCGGCTCATTTTGCATATTGAGAATGACACCTCTGAAGGCATCTATCATCTGCCTTACCTTCATGATTCTCTTGTTGCGCTCTAAAACCATGTCCTTGTCTATATTGGCACTTCCGTATTCCGTGCCGACTTTCTGACCGGCATTGAGGATGTCATCGCCAGCATCACACCAATTTGACATTTCCAACCACATATTCTTGGCTGCAGCATGATTGCCGCTTCCCATCATGTGAGCAGGTAATGCACCTTCTTCACCAAGCGGCCCAGGGACTCCCTGAACCTCTCCTGAAAGCCCTGCATCACCCAAAGCACCCATTGCGCCCTCTTGCTTACGGATAATATCGTCACGGACACGCAAGGCTCGTAGGCGATCACCAATCGAACCACTTGCCTCCCATGTCATCTTAATCTTCCTTCCTTTCATCTTCGCGATCTTCTCTGCCAATCGGCCTATTCTCAGTCGGCCTCATGTCGCCACCGCCCTCACTTTTTGGCGGAGGAAGGTTGGGAGCATCTCTATCGACACCAAATGCCTCATCCATGTCCATTCGATCTCTCATTTCATCTTCAAGGAAGTCAGTCATGAACTCTTCTTCTTCTCTGCGTTCCCTTTCCTCCATAACTTCATCCGCCCTATTTGCACAGATCTCGCATTCCATTATGTCCATTGTTCCTCTGCACTTAGGGCAATCAGAGTAGCCCGAACTTAATTTATCCCTATGGACAGGGCCAAATGGTATCTCTTCCTTCGCTATATTCCAAGCTTTAGCGAAGGCACTTGACATCTCAATACACCTCATGGGGGCGGAACACTCTATCGGTTCTGCCCGCACGAACTACACCGAGGGCTATTGCACCGTCATTGACGCTAAGGTCGCCATCGGTGTTGTCGAATTTCCTGATTGCTCCGAGTTGAAGTGCATCATTGGTCTTCTTTGACATTGCCTTTGTTAGACTGTCATGCAGAGCGAGGTCATCCCCTAAACTGCTCAATGCATTCTTCGCATCATTCAGATGCTTCTCTATGTCATCCCTGTTATTGAAATCTATTGCCTTAATCATGGCTTCCATTGATGCCAACGCCCTTCGGGCCATAGGATCCATCTTCTGAAGTCCAAATAAATCGCCTTCGCTCATGTCGCTCGTTCCTCCCTATTTTTTCCATTGTTAATGACTGTTATCCTATCGTTGCCCTTTTGCTCCGGCGTTCCTAAGCTTGGCATCAACACCTTCTTCGGCTTGTGTTTTCACATGATCTGTGGAGTTTCCTCGGGTCGATGAGGATGCGTGTGCGCCACTCACTCTCTTGATATTCACCGGAGATTTACCAGCCGATGCTCGGGATGGTTTTCGTTGATCCCTCCCTAATGTCTTGAGAGAGGGAATGTCTGTAAGATACGTTGAGGCTAATGATTCTGGTATCTCTTGTTGGCCGTAATCCAAGCCATCTCGTTTGACGATTTTCCAAGCTGTATCAAACGAACTCATTGCGGAGGAGCACCCCCTCCGCCTGGTGGTGCGCCGCCCCCTCCGCCTGGTGGTGCGCCTCCTCCTTGTTGCATCTGAGCCTCCTGAGCCTTAGCCGCAACCTCTTCGGGCGAAGGCTCCTTGAAATCGAACTCTAGGAATTTATCATCTATCTGATCCCGTAGTGCGGCATCGTATCCGGCTTGCTTCATCTGCATCATGTTGCGGATAGCCATCTCATCCCTGCGGAAGCGCATGATTTCATCCTCTTCCTCATGTGGGTTCAATGTGATATTCCACTCACTTATTCCGAATGCCTCAAGCAGAAGGGGGAACAAGTGCCTGTTGTATATCGACTGAGAATAGGCCAATGCACGGTTAGTGACTACGATTTGCATCCCTTCGTTGTTCAGACCCCCTCCAGACACGTCATTCATGAATACGTTTGACACTCCGTAGTATGCAGATATTCGTTGTCTGATGTCATCCTTGATTGGGATATACTGCAATTCCTCAAGCGTATCCATCATTCGGACATACTCAAGACCACCACGACCAGACTCGGTTTCGACACCGATTGTAGGGACATAGCTCGGGTCACGCTCAAGATGCTCTTGGATGTTCCTCGCCGTCCTCTCAACAGTCTCCATGTTGGATGACTTGATCACCATAACTCCGCGAGGCATCCTCCTCTTCTGGTATGCGGAATAGACGTAGTTGTCCATAGCAATGAGTGTGTTCACTTGTCGCCACATAGTAGCAACGGGGCTACGCCCATACAGTTTGGATGGCGACCACTTGCTGATGTGGATGACTTCTCCCTCAGTATATACCTGGCCGTTGCCCACACCTGCTAGGTTGATGTAATGAATTGGGACTACCGGCATACCCGATACAGGACATACTGCTTCAGGGTCACTTGACCTAAATGAACGATCAACTAGGCTGGTGTATTGAGTTCCCCCCCTTATCCCTCTCTTGTCTGAGATGATACGCATGAAGATGGGGTCGGCTCTCGATACCTCCCTTATGCGGAAGAATTGAGGTTGCTTGGTAGCGGGGTCAATGAAATACTCCTTTGTCAAGACTAGGTATGCATCATCAACGATATTGAGATCCATCTCTATCTCTCGAAGGATGTCAATGAATTGCTGAGTCATCCTGTTCTGCCCACCCAGGATAGTTTCTGCATACTCAATCTGCCCCTTGTCTGCCTTCCGAACCTCTCCGCCGCATGACTTGCAAGAATCAACCTCTTGATGGAACTCTGATTCACACTCCACACATTTTGAAACGAATTTCGCTTTCCATTCCCATCCCTTTCGGAATGTTTCGACACATAGGTGATTTAGAATTGACCTCAGAACCATGCATTCGTAAGCTGCGGCATACAATGCAGGAACGGTAATTCCTTGAAGGAGAGGTGGTTCTTGAACGCCTTCTGTGAATAGAGGCATAGAAGGAATAGGAGTGTTATACCTCTCCATATCCATGCCGATGGCAGCGAACATCCTTTCCATCTTCTTGCTATCAACCACTTGCCTTCACCGCCTCTTTCATGTTGTCGAACTCGTCCACGCTTAATTTGTGTTTCCGCAATAGCCTTGATCGGTCTTTTGCCTCAACTGTATCATATGCCATCACAATTAGTGTATCTCTGTCACCCCTCAATGCAGAGAGCATATTGCGTGGCGAAGGGTATTCTCCTCTATCAGATAGATGGGGTTCGGCCATTTCCAATGCCTTGAGGACAGAGGTGTCGCCTTCGATTACTAATCCTGAGCCTTCGGCCTTTATCCCTGCTATGCCTTCTTTCTTCAATGCCTCTGCATACCAGGGTGCAGATGGAGCATTGAAATTGATTTCCAAACGAGGATACAATCTCGTATCAAATTTGAAAAGACTACTGTTGTCAATCAAACCTGCGAGGAATTGATCTGCATCCTTCAAGATGACATCTCTGCGCTTAATGTCATAGAATAGTCCTCTCCCCATTGACTTGCTAAATTGCCCTATTGCAATTATATCGAAGAGGAAACCATGAGATTTGATTAGTGAAGAGATCTCAGCAGGGCTTGCTTGGACACCATATGATTTGAGAGTCTGAGCATTAACTGCACCTCTTGATGATAAAATGCTTCTGCAATTATTGAGAATACCCCGTTCCCTATGAGATAGCCTTTCTGATTTGTCAAGAGTAGTCCTCCATAGCTTCTCGGCCTTATCTCTGCCTTCTTCATCCGAGGCAGACACCCAGGACTTAACGAAACGGCGGAATGGCAAATTCAACCTCTCACTATTCTGATTCAGAGAATCATAGTCCAGATCAGTCAGAGGTAGTGAACCCACTAAGTCCGGCGATACGCCTGGGAATTGTGAAAGAGTCGCTTGCTTCTCCAAGAGTAGTAGTGGTTGGATTGAATCCAATACTTTGACTTCATTGCCTTTGATGAGGATCTCTGTCAGTTCACGCCCTGTCATCCCGAAGTTGTCCTGGAACCATGTATTCATTTTGGCTATGGGTATCCGAGGTGCTTCAGGTGGCAGAGCCGTTCCTTCTTGCTCAGTTGGAACATCGCTCTCTGCACTATCCATCCCCTCTATCTCTGCACCTTGTCCCTCTTCTGGTGCGGGTGGTGCAGGTTGCTGTGCATCTATTTGCTCTTGTTGTGCCCTCTCTTGTTCGGCCTGTTGCAATTCTTGTTCCGCCGCAGCGACCTCTTGCTTTTTTGATTCTAATTTCTGCCTAATGGCATCAGCACCCATCATCGCACCTTGCGCTACTACTTTACGACCTGTGGGTGAGGCCATAACTGCCCTTGCCCCTGCCGCTAATGCGGGTAGGATTTTCTCAACGGAGTCTGTCATATCCTCCACGCCTGGGGTTGGTTCTATGTATTCACGCATCCGCCCACCCCAACCTGTTCTTCCACATCTCGCCATCTAGGATAATTATGTTTTCCCGATATTCCTTAGTCGCTTGCACCGAAAGTGCAAGGGCAATCACCATGTCGTCATGCCTCCCGAGGCTTTCCATACGTCCATTATCGAGCATGGTGAACATGGATAATTCATTCAATAGCGTATTCATATGCCTCCTTGTTGAACCTTCGTCTTTGTATGGAATCATAAGGTGCTTCTGCTCGAAATGAAGTTGAAGTGTGTGCATCAATGCTTCCTTCTTCATTCGATTCATGTTGAATGGTTTGATTGGCAGATCGCTGATTTCCTGCAGGACTTGGTTGAATGCCATAGCGAAGTTGTTAGTCTCTAGTTCTATGATGACAGGATTGAATCGCGCATTCAATTCGATGATCTTGTCAATCTGTTGATTGAAATTCATGTTCTTCTCATGGTGGACATGGATTACGCGCTTGTGTCGGTTCTCATCCATGCCAATGACCATCATGCAAGTATAGTCTGCACTCCTGTCTGCGCTGATTGCCGGATCCCACCCAATGTAGTAATTCATTGATTGGTCGGGATCGGGGTAGTATGAGAGCATGAGTGAGTCATCTTTGACCCTCTCCAGCATCTCTTCAGGGAATAGGCTTGACTCACTTGCTATTGGCTTGCATAGATACTCACGAGTGAATGCTATTGATGTCATCTCTCCTCTCCTCGTATTCAGAGCCTCAAGGTTCCACCTCTCGGGCCACAATGGTTCACCTGTTCCCTCATTGATTGCAGGGTATTCTCTAACACAGTATCCATCAAGACTCTTGAGTTCCGAGTATAGATCCGTGAATGAGAATGGCGTTCCGACAACGCACATCTGAGCTGTATGGTGGAGAACAGGAAGTAAAGCAGTATAGAACCAAGTGGATATGGATTTCAACTGAGTATCGGCCTCACTCGATAGGATGTCATCCAGGACAACTATGTCAGGGTGAGCACCACGAACGGCTTTTCCTATGGACATGGCTCGTATAGATGACTTGTTGGTGAATTTGAACAACTGCTTCGCCCATCCTCTCTTTGGCTTGAGATGGGCTAGTGCTGGAGTAGTCACAATCAACTCATCCATCTTACCCATGTGATCTATGGATTGGTGCTGACTGTGGCTGAAGAAAAGAACCTCTGTGCCAGGGTTATATGCCATCTTCCATAGGAGATAGACTCGGAAGAATACAGACTTCCCATGATCACGACTTGCTATGACGCAGACCTTGTTATGCTTCTCTGCGTTCTCATACCACTCCTTGTGGAAATGTGCCAATTGAAATTGGCAGATGTCCTCGAAGAAGAATCGGAAGTCCCGCCTCCCCATATCCCAATCGACTTTGCTCGTTAGTTCGAGCATTGCCTCATTCGTCAATCTTCCACCCCGATGGCAACAAACTCATGTCGTCTCCACCAGGGCCATTCGTTGCAAACAAAGAAGCCGGTAGTAGCGACAGATCATCACCCTTTACCACATCAAATCCTATATCCGGCTTCTCTTGAGGCGGCTCACTTTTGATGATTGGAGTGACATACTCTCTTTGTGGATTTGGCCTCTCATTCACAGCAAACGCCTGGGGATTGGAGAATGGGTTGGCAAAGGGATTCTTGAGTATGAATGAGGAGTCTGCTACGTCATTGTGAATCGGCTTGGCTTTGGCAAATAGATGCTCGGCTTCTGCAAACAATGAGGGAAAGAGTTCTTTCAAATCATGCTCATTCGCGTAAAGGTGTTTCATTGCCCCTTCATCACCATCTTCTGCCGCAGCGATTAATTCACGAATAGCACTTGGATCTGTTGATGCGAAAATATTCGGATAAGTTATGGGTTCCCTTGCAGCATCTGCTTCCTTTCTCTTTGCCTCTATCTCAGTTTTCAATTTATCACGGACGGATGAGTGAGTGGATTCGGATTTGGGTTTGGGTTTGGGTTTGGATGTGATTTCTCCAGCATTCCCTTCAGAGGGTTCGGCAAATACATCCTCATCTTTAGCAGGTGTTGCTAGGGTCTGAGGCAGAACAAAGTCATCATTCATCTCTTCTGCAAGACTAGCATCGGCAACGCCATCGCCGTCAGAGTCATCCTCTGGATCTCCATCAATAACTCCATCATCGTCATTGTCCTCTCCATCTCGTATGTGTGTTTCATGCACAAAATCATCTGGTATCTCCCATTCCGTATTCTCCTCCGGCCCTGGGTCGTGTGGGGGGTCTGGTCTGTCATCATCGCCAAAATCGAAGTCACCAAACTCATCATCATCTTCAGGAGGTTCGGGAGCCGGAGGAGGAAGATTTCTGTTGGCAATAGTTGATTGAACGAGTTGTCGCCCTTCTCTTATTCGATCCCGAGTCCTAATGTAATTCTCAAGTTGCTTCTTCTCCCTTGATAATTTGAACCTGCGAATGTCATCCATGATTCCCTTGTAGATGGTGTCATCGCGCATCGCTATCCAAGCAACGTCAAACGAATCATTGGAGGGCATACCGGATCGCCTCCGTGCTATCCCTCAATCTGATGTTCTGCATCGTCTTCTGCAACCCCCAATACTCGTCAAGGGGTGAGTCGAAAGAGGCCGTGAATGTGGGGTTTGCCCCTGTCATGCCTTGTAGGTTGGTTCGTGCGGCCTTCGCATCCCTCCTACCGCCGAACCTGGTTAGTGCGTTTGCACCATGTCTTAACGCTCCCGCACCACCTACTGTCAGCAGATTGGAAACTATGCCCGTCCCTATGCCACCATCAGCCCAGCTCTTACCTGCCCTTTGGTTCGCTTCGGATAATTTTCCTGCTTGCTCACTTGCAAGGGCATTCTCTGCAATCTTGTTGGATTGTGAAGGGGCCGCAGCCGCAGGTGCAGGTGCAGGTGCAGGGGCCGCAGGGGCCGGAGCCGCAGGGGCCGGAGCCGCAGAGGTAGTAGTCGGAGTGCCGGATGACATTCCGCCACCGCCGGATGACATCCCTCCACCGCCACTCGATGTCGTAGGTGTGGTAGCCGGAGCCGGAGGTGTGACTGTTCTCTCATGAGTCTCAGTCACTTCGCCCGTTGCCCCATCTGTTGCAGTTGTCCTGGTTTCCTCGACATCAGGAACCCCATCGCCATCTGCATCCCCAGGAGTCGGAGCCGCCGCAGGAGTTTGACCTGCTATTTCCATGCCCTCGTGAACATTGCCTGGCATACCTCTCCATCTTCCTTCGGCATCGGCACTCTGAACGCCTTGCTTCAATTTGGTCTGTTCTTCTCTGTCGAAGTTTAGGTCATTGGTGCTCAACCTTTTTTGATTGCGCTCCTCTATGGCATTCATCGCACCCTTGCCTGTGACAGCACCCTTGATTCCTGCGCCTAATGTTCCGAGTTTGTCATTGGGGTTGATGAATCCTGATGCATCTCTTCCGGTTCTCTGTCCTGTCGCGGGATCAACCGCACCGTATGCCATTCTTCCGGCCACATCAGAGGCTCCTTGAGCTGTGGCTCCTATTAGGTTCTTACCGCCCCTACCAATTGCCTTTGCGCCTTCCAATAGTTTGCTTCCCACGTTCTTTGCACCTTCCCATGCGGCTGTCCTATTTTCAGGAGTGTTGTATTTCGCATTCATGTCACCCGCCCAAGTCTTAGCGGAATCGACACCCTGTCCTATCTTCTCGGCTGCACCCATCATTGCGGCATCCACTTTGGGAACGACATTCGAGGCCATGTTAGAATATCCTTGACCGATCTTCTCGGCTGCACCTGTCATAGCATCTTTTGCCTGACCCAACTTGGCCTTTGCGCCCTCTCCTAATGTCGTCATTGCACTTGAAGCATTATCTTGCGCCCTGTTTCCCATATCTTTAGCAGCACCGACTATTCCTGGGTCGCCTTGAAACACACCTTCTGGATCGGCACTCGGATCGCCTCCTGTCAGCTTACTGAATCTCCGATTAATATCCGCATCTGCCGCATCAGTTCCTTCGGTTCCCATGACCTTATCTTTGACACTACTTGCTGCGCCTTTCGCTCTATCTGCTATATTACCTGCCGCGCTAGTGATTGCATCTTTCGTCCCTCTGACCGCGCCTTTGCCATATACTGAATCTCTCATCTTCTGATTGCTTGCTTGACGCTTCTCTTCTAGTTTCTCGGGCGATAGGTTCACACTACCATCTTCATTGGTTCTATCTGCCAAATCATAGGCCGCAGTTCTCGTGGCATCTAATTTGGCAAGCATAAATGCGGCTTGCAAAAAATCATTGCCATGATAGTAGTTATTAGTCATAGAGAGCCACCTTTACCATCTGAACATTTGAGTGGGGGATGTTGAATGACTTTGCGATCTCTCTCCAATCGCCTCTGGTGTGGAATATGGTGACGACATCATTCGTTCCCATTTGCACCTTGCTCGACAGGAGTGCGACATCCAAAGGTGATGTCACAGATAGGTCGCCCAGGTGAGATATGTCTTGGATGACGCTTTTTGCGAGTTCGAGTTGCACCTTCTCGATGTAATTCTCAAGCTCCGGTTTGATGTCTTCCGAACGATGCAAAACATCTCTTGTGGTTAAACTTCCTAACAGTTCTGCCAACCCTGACAATTTAGTTCGCCCACCCGATGTATCAAGTTGCGATTGAAGCGATTGTATTTGTTCCTTTGCCCGATCATATAACGCGTTCGAGTTGATATATGGGGCGTTTGGAATCGCCCGTGCAGGTGGATTTTGAGGTGGTGCGGGAGCCGGAGGTAGTCTTGGTATGTGAGCAGGGGGCTGTGCTGGTGGAACGGGTTCCTCTGGTGGTTGGGCCATTTGAGGTTGGACTATATTCTCAGTTGCACCACCCTCTTGTATGGCTTGAGGGGCTTGGGGTGTCTGCACACCTGGGCCGTTATACCACTCTGGATGTCCTTCGCCCTTCATATGGTGATCGTAAATCCCTCTGAGTATCCTCTTCCTTGTCGATCCTCCCCACCCCCCTGGTGCATTCAAATCACGAGCTGGAATCCCGTTTCTCTCTTTCTTCCCTCTGTATGCATTTGCTATCAAATCACGAACATCTTCTTCTTCTATGCCATGCTCTCTTGATATGTCCTTAATCATGGTATTATTCTTTGTTAGTTTTGTAAGAGGATTGTATGAGCCTTTGCCCATATTCCTATGCCATGTCTTCCCATGCAAATCGGGATGGAGAATATCCTCTCCCACTTCTCCCTCGCCTAACTGTTCTGCAATGTCCCGAGGGTCTTCACCTTCTCCTGGGGCGATTTCCTCATCATCACGAATCATCCTTGCTTGCTCATGCTTACGAGGGATAATGGCATATGTTGATTCAAATGGGTGCTTACTCATGTGAGTATGGCGGAAAACAAGAGGCTCATTGATGAATCCGTCATACACATATTGGTATGCCTGTTGGGGGTTGAACCCCTGTTGCATGGCCTGTCCTTGCAATTCCTTGACTAACCTGCCAAGATCATCACGCATTTTCCTATCATTAATCGTGATAGTGTTCCGATGGACATAGTGAGCAGGTATCAGGTGATCCTTGCGGTCTTGAGGCTGTCCGGTTCCACTATGATGCCTTATCTGTATCATCCCTAGATGCTTTGCCGCTTCCTCATACCATCGAGCATAACCTTCAATCTGCCCATTGTGCCCACTAATGACATGGGTGACTAGCTTTCCATTCTGAGTATGATATGGATTGAATGACCCATCTATATTCTTCTGAGCATTCACCGTAGCGGCATTGTGCTCCGTGTGTTGCCTGGAAACAGGCCATGACGCAGGATCACGCCCTCTCTCATCGAAGACCCCATTCCCATTATTCACAGAACCAATGCCTCTCCGTGCATTTATCTGATCCTGTAATTTGGCCGCCTTGTTTATCATGGGCTTGCCAATCCTGAGTCCCTCTTCCAAAGCCCTTGCATAATTGGGATTATCCGGCCCTTCGTGGTATGCTCTTGCATAAGCATCCAACAAGTGACCTGAGCGTATTGCCATCTCCATAGCATCTGCCTCATATGGATTCATCAATGCCTCTTCCGTATCTTCCATATTGTGATGGAGAGTGGGGGTGATCTGCGCCATTGTCTCTGGAAGCACGGGGCCATCTATGCCCATGACGGCTTGAATG